GCCTGATTGTTTTTCTTCGTGCCATCGCCGCTTGTGGCGGCGGGCAAGCCTCTTATGTGAGGCTTGCCACGAACTCCGCTCCCGTCATCGTGCTTGGCTCTCCATAGAAAGCAAGGCGGGCGCCGACATTCGGATTCGAGCACGAGAAAGCGCTATTCGCAACCGAAGCCGAGAGACCGCATAACAAACCGTCATTCGCAGAACCGCCCACGCGCAGGAGCCTGCCAGTGTTCTGCACCCAGTGACCGTCGCACATCCCTGTACCAGATGTAGCTCCTACTTCGCGTGGTAGCATATCAAAGTCAGCACCTGCTATGATGGACTTGATATATGCACCTGATGCACTGGTTACTCTCAGTGCTACGGGGTCGCGGTCAGGAGCGTGGTTTTCGCTCCACTCATTAGCGTCCCATATAAAGGCGTGTGTGCCGTTGTGACGGAACCCAATTACAAACTCCCATATCTGTTCACCCATACCCTCTATGCCAAAGAAGTTTAGGCAGTAAACGGAGTTGCCTCCCTGGTCCTGTGTGGCTACCTTGCCACACTTGTACTGACCAGCGAGAGGTAGTGTAAAACCAGTCACTATGTTACGTATGCGGTTGTATGAAGCTCCGTTGTCAGAATTGCTACCTATACGTCCTACACCTACATTCACGTCGTAGTTGGTGTTGGCAAACCATGCAAGTTGGATAGCATTCTCCTTACACCAATCAGAGTAGTTCCATTGTCCGTAGCCTGTGCCGCCCGCCACTGCATAAGTCTGGAACTGTGCAATAGTCTGCTGACCCGTAGGAATACGGTTAGGCTGTGATTTCAATACTCCGTTTTGCAGGAATCCCTTGAACATACCAATGTACTTCTTAGGGAATACCTTCTCACCAGTACCAGCACTGAAAGCACCTGTGCAACGTAGTATTTCCTCGCTATCTTCATTCAGTCCGCTAAAGATATGCAGTTCAGGACGCAGCACCATGAAGTTGCAGCCAGCATTATTGAGGTCGGTAATATTCGCTACCGTGCCATCGGCAAAGGTCACGGTGCCCTCAGTCATTCCGCTATAATTGCCCCTGAATATAGCAGAAGCAATTTCTGTCTTGGCGGTGCCAGCAGAATCGAATACGTAGCATTTGCAGCGATTGATATAATCTTCCAGCAGTTCCATGCTACCAGTATGAGCGAGTGCAGTTGACTGACTGGCAGGATTTATCCACACCGTCTTTGCCTCAGTTTCATTAAGTGCTATGGATAAGGTCTTAGTATCTGAACCATTCCATACGGGGTGTGCCGAGATGATGACCTGAGCCATAAATTTATCAGTAGCACTACCTTTATCCAATGTCAAAGCACCATCAGCAAGTGTTAACCACGACATTACCTGTGAAACGGAAACCTGACCAAACTCAACACTGACATTGTTGATTTCTACTACGAAATCACGCTCTGAGAGTGTCGAGCCGAATAAAAGTGTTGCTGTTTCGCCATTCTTCAGAACATTCTTGTCAGCCGTCAATGTCCACACATCAGGTTGCATTGTGGTGTATGCCACGTCAAGTCCCAGTTGCGTAAGCAGATAATACTCGCGAGTGGTGATGCTGTCCTTGAACACATAGCCACTGACGTTTTTGTTAGTAATATTCTGGTCATAATACACGTTGATGAGTGTATCTACCTGTTGCTGAGTGAGTGTCAGTCTGTCTGTTGAACTGCCAATAGGCAGCGTTAGTGATGTTAGTTTTGCCATATTATACTATATATATATTATTATGCTTCGCTATAAAGCTGATTCAACAATGAGAGCACCGATGCCACTACCGTATTACTGATGTCGGCACATTCTATCTGACCTACCGAGCCACCCTGCTCCAGTGTGATATGTTCTATCTTGCTCTTGTCGGTTATCTCCAGGCGGTTTACATTCTTAGGCAGAGATAGCGTCTCGAGGTTGTCTGTGGTAGGCAGACGCAACTCGGTAAGGCTGTCGCAACCTTCAAGCAACAGTTCTCTGAGGGCAGGAAAACTACGGAAGTCGCTATCAGCGTATGCTCGGCAGTTACGCAAGTCAAGCATCTCGCACGCACCAAACACAGGATTGCCAGAGCCTTTGATGTCTGTCAGTGCAGGGTTAAAGAACCCTTCGTCGTCAGAACCGAATTTCAGTGTCTTCAGTGAAGTGCAGTCAGCCCATGATGTTATGGTAGAGATATACATCTTAGAGAGGTCGGCTATGTCGTCAAAGAACTTCTGACCATAGAGGTTAAAGCGTCCGCTATCCTCATTGCCTATACCCTGTGTGATGAGCGTCACATCATAATACTGCTCAGGGTCGGGAGCGTACTGCTTAGCAAGCTGACCTGTGGAACCCAGTCGTGTGCCTATGTAGTTACGGTAGCGGCTACGGATGCGTAGTGTTATGCCACTCGCGCCGAGCGGTATGCGCATAAGTCGGTTGGTCTGGTCGAGCACGCTATCCATACACATCGTGGCACGTATGCTGCTGTCGGTATAGTTGCCTGCACCGTTCTCGCCTCCCTGGAAATACATTCTGCCTTGCAACCACCATAAAAGGTCTTCCTTAGCCGAGCCGTGAGCCTTCTGCTGGTCGCTTGCCGAACCTGATGCCACATACTTATATTCGGTGTCGGCATTATATATTACCGAGTTGAAGGCGTCAGCCTCACAGGTTATGCAATAGCGTTTCAGTGCATCTACATTCAGGTAGCCAGGTGCCAGCAGTTCAAAGTATGTGGCATACTCCTTCTGACAGGTGTCATCAAGCAACTCAAAGAGTGCACTGCGCTTACCCTTTACACGGCTGTTGATGAATGCAGTAGCATCAGCGATTGCCGACTGCGTAGGATAGAACTGTTCACTCACTGTCACTACACTCGCACCGTCATTGAATACATCAACATCGGTGTAGAGGCGTGTGAAGTCGAAGCGCAGGCGAGAAGCATTATCGCCACGCAGTGAGGTGTCGATGTCGTAAGGCAGCAAGCGCAGTATCTCGTAGGTCTGTCCCTGCTCGTTAAGGTCGTCGGTATAGGTTGAAACCACCTCGTCGCCTACGAAGTGTGTAAAGAACTGGTTCTTTGCTCTCTGGTCCGTCCACAGCAATACCTTCGTTACAAAGGCATTAAAGGTGATGGAGTCTTTCACCATGTAGTTACCCATCTCAGCATAGAACTTCTGCTTGCGATAGGTGGCGTTATCTACACGATTCTCACCCTTGATGGTTATGATGCTGTTAGTAGGACTGATAACGCCATTCTTTGACTTGTAGCCCACAAAGTCAGGGTGGCAGTTAAACACAAAGTCATACAAACGCTGTATGGCAGAGTCAGGACGCAAGAACTGGTCGCCATAGTACGTGTCGCCCGTATCGAGGTCAGGCCAACGATACTCCAGACAGTCTTGACCTTTCTCTGTGAAACTGCCGTCAAGGTATTTGCCTGCAGTCACGAGGTAAGGACAACGGAAGTTACAGATGTCGGTATTGCCGTTGCGGAACTCTATGGAGTAGTCCCTGCCACCCTCGGCAAAACCGAATACGCCAGAGTTTTTCTTGTCGGTTATCAGGTCAACCTTGCCAGAGAACTGATAATCCTGCGAGCCTACGGCGTGGGTGAACTGCACGGCAGGCACACCGTCGATAGCCTGGCGTACCTTTGCGTCGGTGCGCTGTGGTGGCGTGAGCATGGCAGGAAACATAAGGTTGCCACTGCCATCGGTGCGTGTAGAGAGAAAGCGCATGGCGTCATCTATCCAGCGAGCCATAGGCAGGTTACGTGTAGCGGTGCTCTCGTTGTAGTTGGTCTTTACGGTAAGCAGTTTGCAGGCGTTCTCAGTGGTCTCGTCGCCACGCACGTAGATAGCCAGCTTCTTCTTATCCTCCACATAATACCAGCCGTCACTTGGATTGTTTGAACCGCCTGCCTCATACTGTTCCTTGCTCCAACGATACACCTTCACCGTGCCCTTGCAGTCGTAGCGCATATTCTTGCGGTACTCCATAGCCGTTGACGTTCCCTGAATACGCACGCGAAGGTCTTTCGTGTTCTCTCCTACATACTTCACAGAGCGCGATGTGTCAACCTCTCCGTTCTTGAAGAAGAAGAGTTCCAATTCCTGCTGTCCTTCTGGGTACACGTCGGTATCGGTCACTGAGGGGTCAAAGGTGTGGGTATTGACTATAATGTTACACGTACCCTCCACTGTGTCGCCAACCTGTGCAGAGAGGCGCTTGCAGTATTTGAACGTTTCGTTGAAGTTAACGGTGCCATTGCCAGTGTAGCACTGGTTTTTCTGAAACTCAGCCTTCATCTCGTTAAGTGAGGGCAGAGCCATTACGTAGTTCTGCAACACCTCGAAAGAGTTAAGGCATTTCTCGTAGTAGGTTATCTGGTACACGTCGAGGTCGCATCCGTCAGCATAGAGAGTGACAGGCAGTTGTGAAGCCTGCGAGAGAGTGGTGGTGCTCAGTATAGCCTCGCCGGCAAACTGTCCGTTCACATACATGGTAGCCATGTGTCTCGTCAGGTTGTAACTCTCATCCCAATATGGCTGCACCGTAATACACAGTTCTATCTCGGTGTCGGCAGCAAAGCGGCGGTTGTTCTGTGTAGCCTGTTCGCCCGTCTCAGGGTCGGTGGTTATCTCGCCTCCGTTGCCCATCTTAACATATAGGGTGTCGGCTGTGCAGAAGAAACCCACGCTGCCGTCAAAACACTTTATGATGCGCTTCTTAGCCTCATTGACGTTGCTCACCTTGAAACGTATGCGGAAGGTACGTCCAGTGTCGAGTATGCCACCACCTATACGACGCTGTTCATTGTATGCCGTTTCAGAGTAGAAAGGAAACATATTCAGTATAGCCTTCGACTTACCCGTCATGTGCAATGCGCCGTTCTTCCAGCATGAGCCTGATGCAGTCCACGAGAAACCCTCAAAGGTGGTTATGCCACCCCAGTCGGCAGGCGTAGGCAGTTCCTCGTTGCTACGTCCCTTACCTGACAGGTTGTGTTCGTAACCCTCTATGGTCTGCCAGTCAAACTCACCCGTAGCCGTAAACTCCTCCACAGCACCGGCGATAGGTTGCCCCTCGCTGTCGAGCACCTGTGCTATGAGGGTGTTGTTCTGTTGCTCTACGGCAGCCGAGTATTCGGTATATACTCTGTTGGTAGGCATCGAGAGGGTGGTAGGCTTACCTCCGTTGAGCGTTATCTTCACTGTGGCATAGTCGTCGCCGTTGTGGTATGCTGCTATGCGTGGCGTCACGTCGTCATACAGTGTCACTTCGCCTATAGGCTCTATTGCTACGAGCGATGTAGAGTCTTCCTCACCTGCCATAATGCACATTATGTTAGTCTCCACGAGGTTGCTCTGTATCAGTCCGCCGCCCATGTCAAGGTAAGCCTTAACGGTGAATATGCCAGTGAAAGGCATATCGGTCCAGTTGAGCGGCACTATCACGCGGTTGTTGGTAGTGATGCTTGATGTCTCGATGTGCTGATACACCTTCGTGGCACTCTGCCATACATCCACCACCAGTTTGATGTTGGTCATACCCGTTGGCAGGGTAAAGGTTGGCACGTATGATATGTTCTGTGGATTCGGCACACCAAAGTTGAAACCGCTATACAATTCCAGCCCAAGGTCTATGCAATACATGCTGACGCTGCGCTGCACCATGCGCTCCTCGCCAGTGCGCTCCACCTTGAGTGTAAACTGCTCTGAGGCGTTAGGTATGTTACGCAGATACTGTCCTTCTATCACTATGGTGTAGAAACCCTCGTCGTCAGGCGTAGGACGGCGCTGGTAGTAGATAGGCGTGCCCTGCGAGTTGAGCATGGTCACTGCTATGTCAAGGCTGGGTTCGCCCTCTACTATGTTGCGCACCTTAAACTTCACGGTTACTCGCTCAGCACCTTTGGCATAGTATTGTGTGCTGTCAAGGCTATAGATAGCGAGGGCGTCAGAAGGGGTGTCGCCGCCTTCAGGCAGTTTCACCTTGTCGAGCACATACTTGTCGTCAGGCTCGGCTATCCACGCCTCTTTATCGGCTATCGTAGCAAAAACGTACAGATACCCAGCATCTACATAGAAGGCTCCTGCCTTCGTGCCATACTCCGCCTTCATGAAGCGTTCTACCTCGCCTCGGTTCACGCCCCACTCATAGCCTGGTGGTACGGTCTGTCCATATACGGTGATGGGTTCTTGGGTGTCGTTCACTCCTCCCCACGCATCGGTGGTGGAGTGCAGCAGGTCGGTGCCTGTGATGATAATTTTCTTGGCCATATTTTTTAGTTTTTAGTTTAGAGTTTAGAGTTTAGAGGAGTTAAGGGGAGTTAAGCGGAGTGATAGTGGAGTGATAGGGGAGTGATAGGGACAATACCGTTTATTTAATTGAAAATTGAAAATTGAAAATTGATAATTGTTCCAGTTAACGTTAACGTTCCCGTAGCGAAGCGTATCGTAGCGAGCTTGCTCGCGTATCGTAGGCGCTTGCGCCGTATCGTAGCGAAGCGTATCGTTCCCGTTCACCACCCTTCCGAGCGGAAGTACCCTTCTGAGCGGAACCACGAATCAAGCACCTGCTTAACGGCTGCCGCCATCATCATCAGTCGTCTGCGAAACTGGCTCATGTTGTTTCCTCCTCCTCTTCGGTTTGGTTAGCGGGTGCCTCTTCCCATCCTGCATAGATGGCGAGGTTGTTGACTATACTTACCTGGTAGATGCTGCCTTGCTCCCATGTCGGCTCTTCTACCCAGCGCACCTCTGAGGGCAGCGAGAGGGCGAAGTCGGCACTGCCTACGGTAAACTGCATCATGTATTCATTCATCCTGCCCTCCTGTGCCGTGGCGAGCAGTATGTTGAGCGCATTGACGCTGCCCCATAGGTTGAGCACGTTGGGGTCGATGTTCACTGAGGTGGCTGTCTGCTGCACCACGCGGGGCGAGGTGTTGATCATGTCGCCAAAGACATCCTTGTCGGCTTTGCCTGGGTTGCCCTGCTCGTCGAACACCGTGACGTGGGTAAACGTCTGGCTCATGTCCGTCGGCATATCGAGGCGCTTGTCGTGAATGTCGTAGTCCACGCCGTCGGTGTTCATTTCGTTGATGTAGTTCTGTTGTGTAGGCATAATGTTATTGCTTTTTGGGTGTTAAAAACTTGCTTTTATCACCTCAAAGGTATCTATAAAACAAAAAAAGCAACGGACATCACCATAATGTCAGTTGCTTAGGTTGTTGGGTCACAGGTCGGTGGTTAATCCAGTCGAGAGTGGTCCTGCCCTTATAGCCCTTGCGCCACACCCACCAGGCATAACTCACTGCCGAGCCGCCTGCCGCCTGCATCTCGGCAAAGAGGGCGTTCTTGGCGCACAGCACCCTCTCTACACACTGCAAAACGTAAATGGGCGGGGTAGGATTGAATATCTCGAAAAACCTCTGCTGACCCTCGGCAAAGGTGGTCTTGAGAAACAGGCACAGCCAGCCGCCGTCGGGCAACAGGCTCAGCGAGTGCTTCACATACTCCGTAGCATACTTATAGGGTGGGTTGGTGATAATACACTCCGCTCCCTCGGGCACCTGCTGTTGCGTGAAGAAATTTACGCCGCCCTCGCCGTAGCCTCGGTCTATGAGGTCGGTGCTCACCACCTCAAAGCCCCTCTCCCTCAGTCGCTCACTCAGACAGCCCGTGCCGCACGACGGCTCCCACACCCTGCGAGGCAGGCTCATCTCCTGATAGTCCAGCAGTATGTCGATAGCCTTTGGTTCGGTGGCGTAGAAGTCGTCATCCTCCCTCTCCTTGTCGGTGTGGTTGCTCGCACCGAGCGTCTTGAATATACTATTGCCGTTGCCAGTCCAGTCTTTCATTGTTCTATCTCTATAAATATACATTGTGAGGGTTCGCCAGCCATAAGTGCCGATGCTACCCTGCCTCGTTCCTTTACTCTTGCCCGTCGGTACACACTGTCAGGATAGGCAGCGTCGAACACTCCCTTGCTCTCGCACTCTATCCAGCCCTGTTCGGTAGCCTGACGCACTCGCAGCACCATTTTACCCCCCCCTCCACGGCTGTGGAGAGGAACGGTCCTTGTGGTATATACTGACGGTCTTTATTCATATTCTATCATTACTGCCGCGTCCGAAATTTCAGCCTTGATGCACCGTGAGAGCCCCCACAATGCACCACGGTTGAAGGCTGGCGAGGCCTGAGAATATACCCCCCCCAACGGACAGGCTGTAAGCCTATATTGTTATTATGTATCATATTCTTATTCATATTCAATCATTATGCAGTGAGGACATTTGTAGTCAGTGGCGCGAAGCGCTGGTGAGAGTGATTTCCACCCCCCCCACTTCCTTGCCATTCGAGGGCGTGACTTACGGGATTGACTGCTATGCCTACGAGTTTAGATTTCATACTCTATCAACAGAAAATTATTTGCCTGCCATCCTGAGATAGTTATGCTTGGCACCATGTCTGGTTGCCAAGAAATACCCCCCCCGAAATATCCGTGAGGATAGCGCAATATGTGGTAAGTCTTACTCATACTCTATCATTACAATCGTCTTTGGATAGTGGGCAAGGGTGAGCGTGTCTGATGTCTCGCTCATTGCCTCGTAGCGGGTGTTCAGCGTGCAGCATACCCCTCCCATTGCAGTGTTTACGGGTGTCAGCCTTGCCGTGGCGGTCGCTTTCCCCCTTGCCCTGTGTGGTGATGCTGAGTGTCATTGCGCCCATCTCCGCAGTTACTTTATTCATACTCTATCAATACTCCGACTTCTCGGAAACCTTGCCGTGGGTGAGTGATGTTGCCTGCATAGTGGTGCGCTCCTGTGAGGGTTGGAGAAATACCCCCCCCACAGTTGAGCGCCCACCTGCCAGGAGCGACGGCATATATCTCTGCCTTTGGTGTGCTATGGTCTATCACTCGCTTCACGTTCTATCCACAATATATTGTCTTTCTGCACTGAGGTGATGGTGTTGGTGGCATACGCCGAGCCGAGTTCTATCACCTGACGGAAGTCGTCGGTGGCTCTGCCTCTATATGATAGGGCAAAGGGATTGCGCCCTCTGCTTGCCGATATGCGCACGGGCTGCATATCGTCTGTAGGCTCGGTATCTTTAATCAGCATCATACTCCAATATCAGATAGTTGTCTTTATCAAATGACGTCAGTGCATTGCTGTACGAGTTGGGCGAGGGTAGCCACTGTCGGCCTTGGAAGTGGCAATACCCCCCCTGTCGCCGTATTTGCGCCGTATGGCTTTCATTGCCTCGGTGCGCTCACCTCGCAGTATGCTGACCTTTACGCGCATTCTCTATCTCTTCTGGTGTGAGTTTATGGTCGGTCACCACATAGAATATCTCTGCCTGCTGGTCAGCTTCGTTCTTTGAGAGGAACTTTATCACGCTGTCAGGCTTGAGGAAGAACTTCTCGCTCACGTCCTCTTGCAGCACGTCGGCTATGCAACTGTCGAGAGCAAAGGGGCGAGGAAACTCATACTGCCTGTCGCCCAGCACGTCCTTGCGCACCGAGAGCATATAGACTCTCTCTCTGTTCTGTGCCACGCCATAGTGCTTTGCGTTCAGTACGCCTGGCACTGTCTTCCTTTCCCGTTTGTCTTTTGCCCACGGCTGAGGGAACGACGGAGCGAGGAAATTGACGTAGCCGTGCTTCTCTAACAGCGAGCACCACTGCTTGAAGTCAGCCATGTTCACTTGGTTTATCAGGGCACGCACATTCTCCTGCAACAGTATCTTGGGTTTCATCACACGCACTGCCTCCTCGGTGTACCACAGCACGGCAGAGCGAGTGCCTGAGTCTTTGGCTATGCCCTCGCGCTTGCCAGCCTGAGAGATACTCTGGCACGGAGTAGAGTAGGTGAGGAAGTCTATCTCGGCATCCTTCAGGTCGTCCCACGAGCATTTGGTCATGTCGCCCTTGTTAAGGTCTTTATACTGAGGGAAGAGCAGGTTGTGAGCCACCACGGCAGGCTGGTCAGCGAGCGGACGCTTGCTCTCGGGGTCGAACTCTGCCCATGCTGCCAGTCGGTAGTCGAAGTCGGGATATTTCTTCTTGAGCATATCAAAGGCTATGCACTGCGAGTCGTAGCCTGAGCATAGCGTGACCACCTTGAGGGGTTGCTTGTGCCAGTCGCGCTTGATGCTAAACTGCGGCTGAGCAAAGAGGTCGATAGGTTCGCCGCTCAGTCGGCGACCTGTGGGATAGAATGCCTCTTCATAGATATACATCAGCACGTCGCACACTATAGAGTTGCCAGCGAGCTTGTAGTGATTGCTGTTGCTGATAACCTGCACGTCACCGTAGCGCGTCTCGGTCTCAGCCTTGCATATCTTCTCGTAGGCGAGGCGATAATTCTCGCTATACAGCGCATTGTCTTCGAGGGAATCTTTGGTCTGTTCCACCTGCGCAAGGTATTCCTCCTCACTGGCATAGCCGTACACTATGTCGTTGCCCTCTTTGTCTTTCTTTGGACGGGTGGCAGGGTCTTTGTAGCCGCCGTCGATGAATGTCTGCGCCTCGAGGCGCTGCGTGTCGTAGGTGTGCATAGCATCCTCGTAGGCTTCTTTCACCTCACGCATCGTGGCGCTCGCCTCCAGTCCGAGCACGGCGAGTTCGTCGTCCACGCCCACGAATGCCTGATAGGCTCGCTTCTCGGTTGCCATAAGGCGGTTGATGTACTCCTCTGGTACGCCCATCAGTCTGTAACACTCGGTGGGTGTGAGTTTTCTAATGTCAAAATACCTCACAGGATGTGTGGGGTCTTTCTTCTTCTTGAGGTCAGGATGACCGTCTGGGTAGATTTTAGCAATCATTTTTAGTATCTGTTATGGTTCGTATTCTATCATTACACATGAGGCAGAGAAACCGTCGCTCCTTGTAAACAGGTAGTTCCTGATTCCCATTTTATAGTAATTGGCTTTTATGGTGCTCACAATTTGCCCCCCCCCAATTCCGTTTATAATCCTCATTTGTTGTTTACATTTCATATTCTCTCAGTACAAATATCTGGTTGGCACAGTTTATTCTCGTGGTGACAGGAAAGGGATATACACCCTCGAAGGTGTCATAGACAAAGTGGCGGCAGTCAAAGATAATCCCCCCCCCCAGAACTTATGGCTGTCATAAAGGGCAGGGCATCATATAGGTCGGTAGTGTTGCCGCCTCGCGTGCCTCGCTTATTCTTTAGCCATTGTGGTTTATCTATCCTTTTATATATTGCCATATTCTATCATTACCAAAGGTTCTCTATTACCCCCCCCCACTGGTGTTTATCGTGGGGCATACCCCACTGACGGCATACACGTTGCCTGCAAATGAGCCGCCACGAAAATCGCCGTAGATGTTGCCTATCTTTTTACACTTCATATTCCTTTAATATTACTGTCATGGGGTAGTGTCCCAAAGTGAGTATATTTCCTGCTCCTATTGCCTCATATCGGGTGGTGATAGTGGCGGCACAACCGTCCACTGTCGTGTTGACTGGCAACAAATACCCCCCCCAACTGGCTTAGGCAGACTTATGTTGGTTATTTTATATTCCATATTCTATCAGCACATAGGGTGTAGTGTTATACATCCCCGTGTATGAGTCTTTACCTATACCCCCCCCCGCAAAGGATGTGATGCTGTTGCAGTAACGGCGCAGGTGATAGCGCGACACATCGCCTTTGCCACTGCCGTGGCGCGTCCAACCTATGAAGTTAAATGTCATCATATTCTATCAGTATCTTGGGTTTGTCTGTGTCGTGTCCTTGTCCCCCCCCCTGCAAGACAGAGGGCGATGCCGTGAGGCGACACCACTATACCATTCTGTGAGGGGCTATACCTGCCCAATATCACGGGAGAGGAAAACTTATGTAGGGTAATATTCTTCACTCTTCATTTCCTCAGTCTATATCCCCCTCTATGCGGTCGTGCTCTTCCTTGATGGCGGCGGCGAGGTCGGCTTTCATCTTGGCGAGGCGGTCGAAGGTGCTCTGTGGGGCTACGGGGCAGCCTTGATGCCAAGAGCGGAGGCTGGGCAGGTGGAAACCGAACTCGTGGGCGGAGAGCGTGTAGTCTTCCCAGCGTATCACCTCGTCTTCCTTTATGCCGTTATCTACTATATATATTATATCCTCCATGGTGAGGTTGTGGGTGTCGCCATAGTGGTATATGGTGCCTGGCGTGTCGCTGTTCCAGTAGCCATAGCAGGGAGAGAGTTCCCACTGCCTGATAAGTTCGTCACGATAGGCGTTGCACGCTGCGTGGTATGCTTCACGCAACTGCTCAAGTTTCTGTTTCTTCTTGCTCATAGTGTCTTTTATTTCTTCGTATTCGAAGGTCATATCTTTTAATGAAGAATGAAGAGTGAAAAATGAAGAATGATAGTTACCTCTGCGGTTCTTGTGGCATAACCTTGATGATGCCCTGCCGCACGAGTTTCTTCACGAACGATATGCGATTATGCGCCGTGCGATATACGCATCCCTCTTGCACGTCAACACGTCGGGGTCTGCCCATGTTAGTGATGTTGCCCGTCTTCATGTCAAGACAGAAAAGCGACTGCCCTGGCTGTAACTTGATTCTGCCTAAATGTTTCTGTTCTGCCATAGTTCTTTATATTTTACTTGTTGTTTTGGTTGTCTTTACTCAACTCTCAACTCACCCCTCGGGCATCACGAGGAAGCCCATTGAGTTGCGGAAGTGGCGCACGCCCCAGTAGAGCTCGTCGAGGGCGTCGGTGCCGTCGGTGCGCAGTTCCTCTGGTGTTGCGTCCTCGGCATCTACGGAGAGTTTTTCGCCCGACTTATCCTTGCGGAAACCCTTGTAGCCTATCGTTACGCCGCACTGCTCTACGGCAGCAATAAGGCTCTCGTTGTTTTGGGCGTTCATGGCTATGGCGGGGTATTCCATGCCTGCAAGGGCGCTGTTGATGGTCTTGTATTTCTGTTCGTGCTCTGGTGCAGGACCTTCGTCTATGGCATTCACCTCCCAGCCGTATCGGCGCAGTTCCTTGATTACGGTGTCCTTGATGTCGTCCATGGATATGCCGTGCAGTCGGAACTTAGCAGTGTTAGAGTAATAGTAGTTGATATGCTTGTTACGGCGCTTGTGAGGGGCATAGTAACGGTCGAAGTTGCGTATGAGGTCTTGTATCATCTGTCCGTTCTTTACGAACAGTGAGTTGATTATGTTGAGCGTGTCTCTGCCGTTGCGCTTGTATAGCTGCCCCACGACTATCCAGTTGATGAGGTTGTTGTAGTCTAAGGCTATCTCAAGGGGCAGGTGAGGGTCGAGGTCGCCGTCCATGGAGCAGTCCTTGATGTCGGAGAGGTAGTCGAAGTCGGGCGTCTCATACTCGGTGTCGTATGCTGTGCCTCCCACTATCTGCTTGCCTCGCTTCACCTTCATGCTGTCTTCTATGGGTGCCGAGTTGCCCTCGTCTATGTAGGTGTGTATGTCGGCATCGAAGTTGCAGTAGAAGCCCTCGCCGCTACGCTTGGGCTTGAGGTTCAGGATGCTTATGGCAAAGGTGAGTGGCGGCAAGGATAGTTTCATCTGGCGTATGTAGCTCTCGCCCAGTATGTCGATATTGTCGAGCGAAGAGGCACGCACAAAGTAGAATGCCGCACAGCGCAGGTCGTTGATGTGCTTCTGATACTTCTTGGAGTTTCTTATAGCCATCATCTCTATCTGCTCCTCGTGGGTAATGAGGTAGTCCACGTCGCAGAGCAGTTCGGCATCGTCGGCACTGATAACCTTATAGTTCACCAGATACTCGCAGATAGCCTTCATATCCTTGTAGCCTGGCGGCACTATGCGGTACTGCCCCTCTCTCGCCCTCACCTTCTTGGCTATGGCACGGTAGAGTGCCTTTTCCTCAGCCGATACCACCTGCACCCTGTGTCCTGACTGCTTGGCAGAGCGCAGGAGTTCGTTGTAGTACATCACACGGTCGGCGTAGCGGTCCAGTTCCTGTTGCACCTCGCGGTAGGTCTTGCCCTCCATAGGTCCACCGTCTATCACCACGTCGAGCATGTCTTCCTCCTTGGCGAGCCAGTTGCCGCGAGAGGTGAGCGAGGCATCGGAACAGAAGAAGGTGCTCTTATAGTAGGGGTTGGAATCAGAGAAGCGAGGGTCGCCCAGTGGGTGCACTATACCTGAGAGGGCGGGCATCACCTCCTCGTCAATCTTCTTCTTGGGCATGAACTTACACTCGTCGCCGAATATCTCGTTAAGCGTCATGCCGTTTACCGAACCCATAGTGGCGAGCGAGGCGGTGTGAATGATGTGACCGTTGGCAAACCACATGGCATTGTCATACGACTTAGGACGGATGATGCACTTAGGCACTGTCTTGGGCGGTCTGCCCCAACCGAAGTGCACGCCCTCCTTCAGTCCGTAGAAACGCTCTATTGCTGCTATCACACCAGGCACGGTGCGCTGAAACAACTGCTTCCTCGATGCACCGAGGAATGCGCCAGCACCCTGTGGCATACTCCGTGCCGTAGCCCATATACGCGGACCGATGCCGCCGTCGGTCTTGCCGAAACGGCGGGCAGCCAGCAGTCTCACGTGTCTTGCAGCAGCATAGAACAGCCGTTGCTGCACAGGGTTTAGATATACGTCGCGGGGCATGATAGTTTAGAGTTTAGAGTTGAGAGTTGAGAGTTTAATATTCAAAGTCGAGGTGTAACTGCAGGAACTTTTCGGCATACCATTTATTGTAAGCCTTGCCGCTTATCCACCATTCAAAGATATTTTCGGCTATATCGTCTTCAGAGGGCTCATTTTGCCCCCCCTATTGCCGTTTAGAGAGGGGCTATTTGAAAACCCTGCCCAGTGACTGCCGTCGGGGTGGCATATCCAGCCCATATCCCTGTGTTGGTCTTGCGATGCCAGGAGTGTGGCTTGTCGTGGTACTTCCACTGTCGGTCCGACATAGTTGTGGCGTTGCAGATTCCGTTTTGTACCCCCCCCACGAATTGCCTTTATGGCTCTTATCCAGCCAGCTTTGACATGAGGGTAGTCTTTTATCTCGCGTAGTTTTTGTGCAGGACTGCTCATAGGGCAGCAGATACAGCCGATACGACGATAACCTTTGTCATAGAGTTCACAGTGGGGCACACAGACGACTTCGTTGAGAAATTCCCATACATCGCGCTCAGTCCACTCGAAGATAGGCGAAACGAGTATGCTGTCTTTGCCATTGATGCAGCGCACTTCATTGTCTTTCTGGAGTGAGAACTCGTCTTCATTCACCTTTTTGCCCTCGCGCTTCATCTTGTTTATCAGCTTAGCCTCCTTTTTGCTTATCTGCTCCTTCTGCCACTCGGCAAACTCGTCAAGGTTTCCGCTAAACTGCCTGTTGCTCACTTCTACCTCCTTGCGCTTGGCTCTGCGTGCACTTTCAGCCTTGCGTATGCCTATCAGTGTCACTTTTCCTGCTCCAGCACTCTCTTTGAGGTCGGCACAACACCACCTCACTCGCATGGAGGGTAGCATGCCGCGCTCGGTTGCCAACTGATAGATACTCTTTTCAGGAGAGTGCTTTACTACATCGGGGTAGTGCTGACGCACGAAACGGATGACCTGTGGAGGGTCAACTGAGGTGAAGTTCATGTGACCGCGAAACCTTACGCCTGCCAACTGCGCTATATGATAGAGAGCCTGACTGTCCTTGCCACCACTGAAGGCGAGGTAATAACCTTCGTCGGGGTCATAGGTTAATGCCAGTCGCTCAGCTTTTCGCAACAGGTCAACGGAGTGCTCCATTTTCTTTTTGAGTCTGTTGCTGGCTCGACTATATGCTTCGTTTAATGTAATATCAATATTCTTCATTCTTCATTCTTCGTTCCCGTTAGCGTTAACGTTCCCGTTCTCTACCTTCTAATGGCGAAGATAGTGGGCTTGCCTGTCACGGCATGTATCTTCATGAGGAAGCCTGCCGCTCTGAGTTCGTCGATATAGAGAGACAGAGGGTCGCCCAGTCCGCAGACGTAAGCCTTGAAGAGTTGGCGAAGCTGTGCATCGTTGAATGTCTCTACGCCCTCAGTATATTCCATGCCGTCAGGGCAGGGGGTGTAACTGTCGAGAAACGCCATTGCCTTCTCTCTTATCACGAAGTCCTCAAGACTTACTTTCGCAACCTCCTGCTCGGGCTGTATATCGTCGGCGGTGGGAGCGTTGCCCCAGTCGTCATATTCATCGAACTGCTTTCTGTGTGACATGCTGTTTCTGTTTAATAGTTAGGGGTTACTGCACCTTCTCTTCCATAGCCTCGTAGATGTCTTTCTCGGGCTCGTCGGGGTCGGGTGCCTGCCATACGCCGTTGATTTCCTCGAGTTCCTGGGCATACTCCTTCTCTGTGAGTCCATATTTGCGACGCAGGCGCTCTTTCTCTTCGTCGCTGAGAGTGGAGCGACCTTGCTTCACTACGCTAACGTCGCCCGTAATGTTGATGTCGGTATCGGGCATCTGCTCCTGTGGGTCGTCATCGTCCTTGAAGTCGTTGTTGAGTTTCATCATCTTGTCGGCAGCCTTGTTCACAGCCTGCCATGTGCCCGTCTGTCTGCCGTAGTCGCGCAGCCAGTCGATGTCGTCCTCCACCATGAGGCGGTGGATATGCTTCTTTGAAAGATTGAGTTGTGCCATGAGTTGGTTGATAACCCAGATGTCGTTGGCTATGGCAGTCTCAGAGCGTGGAAGGATAGCACCCGTGTCGGGGTGGCGACGTATGCCGAGTGCCGAAACTATCTGCTGCGCCTCCTCCATACCCATCTCGGCATTTCTCATGAGCAGAGAGTAGTCGCGTGCCGCCACATTCTTGACCAGCGTACGGATAGGTATCGCCGTGTCTTCCACAAACAAGCGGTAACATTCCACACACAACTGTGCACGGAACTTCTGCTCGGGGTTCATGTTCATCTTGTCGAGTGCCACGCCGCCGTATGACCAGCGCACCACCTTTTCTACATACTTCTGACTTGGTTGGCTCATCGGTATAGGTTAGTTAGTTACGACTCTTATGCCGTTAATCTGTATTATGAGATAGTCGCGAATGATGCGTATCTCGCCACTGGCGGGAAACAGCACCTTGCGCTGATGTCTGCGGAGGTCAACTTTGAGAGTGATAACCTCGCCCTGCTCCAGGTGGCCGCTACCCGTGACATAACGCACGAAGTAGGACACCTGGCGGGCAGAGGGTCGCGCGGCAACCGGCACATTGAAGCCCGTAACCCTCACACCCGTGGCGGGGTCAGTCCACGACCACTGCTCGGTAAGCGAACGAATATGCTGAAAACTGACGGTAGGTTGCTTCGTGGGCATCTCTCTCGGTATATAGATTTATTGCTTGTTTGTTTTTTTGCTTTCTTGTTTCTTTGTTTTCTTGGCAGCCTTCTTAGCGGCTTCCTTCTCAGCCTGACGTGCTGCCTTAGCCTCGCGGTACTTGCGGTTTTCTTCCTCAATGTAGGCCATAAGCGGAGCGTAATCGTCAGCCTCTTCCTGACCTATCAGTTCTACCAGCCTTGCCCACTTCTCACGAGCACCAGCCAGACGCTTGTCGGTTGCATCCTTATCCTTACGCTTGAGGTAGCGCAGTATGCCCTCTACCTCCTCCTTTTTCTCTGCCTCACGTTTCATGCGAGCCACATACTCAGGACTCTCCTGCTCTATTAGTGCCTGCATCCTCTTGTCTAACTCAGGGCTCTGCACCTTCTCATAGTAAGGCTTGAGTCGCTTGAGTATGGCAGAGAAGTCGGCAACCTTATATCGGCGGTCGAAACGCTCGCGGTAGTCGCCGTCATTCTTGATACGATAGTAAATGGTGGCGAGTTCGGTATCGACGTCGGCATATATCTGCTCGTAAGCCTCGGTAGCCTCTGCTGCCGCATGTGCAAACGGCTCTACATCGGCAGGAGCATCGCCACGCTCAGCCATCCTCTTGGCGGTCTCAGCATTGGTGCTCGCCTTGGTACGCAAATCTCTCACAGTATCTACCCTCTCTTGCAAGGCAGGCGAGAGCAGGAAGCGCAACTGGTCGAGGTGAAGACGTGTTTGTGACAATCCCTCTACCGTAGGAGCAAACGAAGGCTTTTCGTTGACATTTCCGTTACCGTCTTCGTTTTCGTTAGCGTTTTCGTTAACGTTCTCGTTCCCGTTATCAAAGAGGCTTGGGTTAGCCGCCTCCTCTTTCGCCTTTTTCTGTTCGCGCTCCTGAGCCAGTTCGTCGTTATTCTTTTCACGCAACTGCTGGGCGGTGACTATTTGCACACCGAGAAAAAATGCCACTGCCTGCTGGTGACGAGTGGTGACGTCCATTGTCTGTTGCTCCTGAGCCTGCTGCACCTCCTCCTCCTTGGTAGGACGTCCGCGACGGCGGTACTGCTGCTTCATCTGCGGAGCATAGGCATATATATTGCCATTGGCATCAGCCACCGTGACACCCTTGGCGAGTTCCTTCTTAATATAAGAGAGACAGAAATCCAGACGATACACCCTCTGTGCATAGTCACCGTAGCGCAGTGCGTCCTCGGCAAAATCGCGCAACGGTGCAAAGGCACTGATAAGCGTCATAACTCTCTGCATAGCCTCAGTGTCGCCCTTGGTCCACTCGCCGCTACGCAGGCTCTTGATACGTGACAGGTGGTTAACCTCCCATTTCTGCAACTCTACTACATACTGCAACTGCTCCTCGGCAGTCATAGCCTTGTAATCCTTCTGCTTCATTCTTTATCCTTTTTCTTGTTGTTTAAGTTTTACTGATGCAAAGTTACTACCTCACCCCGTTTCCGTGAGGACAAAAAAATAAACCTCGCAGGCTTTCACCCGCGAGGCTCTGACTACTATAATGTTCAGACAGCAAGAAAAAGGTCTTCGCTCTTATTCGTCCTCGACTACGAGATCGTCCCAAGATTTCACTGTCTCAGTAGCCGTGAAATCTACGTAGTTGTTAGCGTACTTGACTGGACCCAAGATGAGATTAGCCGTTGTTACACGGTCGCTGTCAGGAGCATCGCCAGTGTCGGTGGTGATACCGCCCTGGTCGGCGTGTATCTTCTTATTTGGGTCGTACATAATCTGGTTGTCGTCGCCATCAGGGAAGATGATGAAGAGGTCGCCCAGATTGTTGAGTGCGCGAGCAATGACTGCGGTCTTGCGGTTAACCGCGTCGAATACGAGGGTAGCAGTCTGGTTGAAGCCCTTGCGCTTACCCTGGCTCTCAGAGGCAATCTTCTGAGACTCCTCCTTGAGGTCAAACTTCTTCAGACCCTTGCCTGACTTGAAGACAGGCATAGAATATACGTTGCCAGTTGCTACCATAGGTGTCTCAAGGTCGCTCTTCTGTCCGATGTAAGCCACCTCGCCAAGACCAGCAAGGTTCTCAAGACACTCGTCACCAGCCTTATAGTTGATCAACGAAGGGCAATTCTGTGTTTCAGCCATAATCTTATTCCTTTTAATTATTATTACTTGTGTTGTGGTTGTATCAAAGGAAAAGGGAAAATGCGAGAAATTCCCTTTTCCTATCGAGAGAAAACTACTCAGCCTCGAAGATTGCGATTGCAGCCTCTGGACCTGACTTCTTCACTACGCTTGCAGTAGCAGTAGTAGCGTTGGTAGCACCAGTCCACTTAACGAACGTGTAGCCCGTCTTAGGAGTAGCAGTGAGAGTGAGGGTAGTGCCAGCAGCGTACTCGCCGTCGGTAGCGGCTGGGCTTACTGCCACTGTACCCATCGTCTCATCGTTGGAAGCGACTGTGAAGCTGTCCTTCTGGTAGTCGCCAGAGAAGTAGGTAGCAGTGATAGTGCCGCCGTTGGTAACGAAGTTAGCAGCGTTGACACGGAGGATGCGGCAACCGAAGATGCCCTGTACCTGGAACACGATGTCCTTCTGGTCGTTGTCAGTGCCCTGCTTGACACCTACAAAAGAAGAATCACCCTCAGAGTTCACACCGAACTCAAGGTTGCCCACGGTAGTAGCGATGATACGTGTTCCCTGTCCGAAGTCGTCAGAAGGAACGAAGGTGAGCTTTGGGTACTCGCGCACCTTGAATGTACCGTCGTCCTGCAGGATAACCTGAGCACGAGAGCGGTGCTTCTGCTCGTAAGCGTCCATGATGTAGTGACCGTATGCCAGAGGCATGATGACAACTACGTTCTGACGCTTCAAGCCAGGGTGCCACTTGTCGTACCACTTGACAAACTCATCCCATGCTGCGCTGTCGCCCTCCTGAGAAGGTGCAGCAAGAGCGTTCATAGGGATAAGGTTGCCCTTGCCCTCTGCTACCTCACCAGCAGCGATGTCCTTAGCGAGAAGGGCATTGTAGCCGTCGAAGAATGCGAGCTCAGGCTTGGTATTTTCCAGGCTCTCGTCGCCACCGAAGATGTTTGGATAAACATCGTCGTTGAACTCGATACCTACCTGGTTGATAATCTCCTCGGTGAGAGGGTAGTGGAAAGCGGCGCTGCCCTGAATCTGAACAGGAACCTCCTGAAACTCGTCCTCATTGTGGGTAAACTTGTTCCACACAATACGGGCAACCATGGTGCGCTCAGCGAGATAGCCGAGATTGCTGTTGAGGGTCTGACCTACAACCTTACGGCGTGAGGTAGCACCCTTGCGGTTAAGAACCATCGCTGTGTCCTTGAACTGGACGCCAGTGATAACCTTGATACCGAACTTCTTGAGTTCCCCTGCGTTGTAGTACGCAGGACCCATGATGATGTTTGGCTGAAGGCGCTCAGCAACGACCTTCAAAGCATCAATGCCAATAAATTTTGCCATAACTAAAAAAATTTGTGTTTGTGTTGTTGTTAATAAAGAAAGATAGAATAATCTGTGTAGGGTAGGAGGGGGCTACTTGTTAGCCTTCTCAAACTCAGCCTTCAGACGCATGTTCTCGTCGTAAGAGAGAGTGCTGTCATAGACATACGTGGCTACCGCAACCTCTGACTGTGCACTACCGCCGTTGGTAGCAGGGCTGCCACCCTCGCCGCCTTCGCCGCCCTCGTTCTGCAACTCAGTAACCTGAGCCTGAAGGTCGGCAATCTGCTGGTCGCGCTCAGCAATGGTGTTGTTAGCTGTTTCGAGGTTGGTCTTAACCTCCGCATTCTCGGTGGTGAGAGCGTCAATCTGGCGCTGCTTGCCCTCCATGTCAGACTGAAGGTCAGCCTTCTCCTTTTCAAGAGCAGAGATAGCGTTGTCCTTCTCTTCGATGGCAGAGGTGTGCTCAGCTTTGAGGTCGGCAACAGCCTTCTCGTGGTCAGCCTTCAGAGTGTCAATCTCGGCAGTCTTGTCAGCCAACTGCTGCTCAAGGTTAGCCTTCTCGGTTGTGAGGTTTTCTACCAGTGCCTTAGCATCGGCAGCCTCCTTGTTCTTAGCCACGATAGCGGCATTCAGAGTAGCGAGCAAATCCATGTTCATGAATGCTCCTTCCTCCGTCATCTGCATCTCCTCGACTGCGAGGGCTGCAAAAAGTTCTGGGAATTTTTCTTTCATGTCGATAATGTTTACTTGTTTATAATTAGGTAAAATGTGTGCAGTCATTTCTACACCACCCTTTGCGAGTGCCTTAGCAACCTCCATAGGGTCAACGGTTGATGTGCGCTTTGCAACAGCCTTGGCATCCTTGCTGAATAGGGCTATCACCTCTGCGAGGTTCTTCTGCTCGTCCATCAGTATGCCCTTGACGTCCTCAGCCTTGAACACCTTGCCGTGCAGATGCTCGTCCTTAGCATTAGGGCAGGCTTTCTTAACATAGTCACGGAACTCTACGCCGAGCTCAGCCAGTTCCTCCACATACTTCTTGGTGTCGCCGTCATTGGCTATATCGCGCCATGTTCGGTTCTTGTCGAATGACTCAGGGTCGTAAATCTCGTGGTACGTCTCGTTGGTGTACTTATTCTTTTCTCCGTCTGCAAGAGTGAAGAATGCTGCCAGTACACCTATGCAACCTATTTGGTCGTTAGGGTTCATGTAGTAACGTCCGTCACACATAGCAGCGAGGTACATACCTGCAGAACAGCACATGCCGTCAATAAAGGCATACACCTTCTGACCTTTAGAGTGGGCATAGTCGATAGCCTGCTGGTAGTCATTCTTTGCCCATGCGCTGCCACCAGGCGTGTTGATTTTGAAGATGTGACCCACGCAGTAAGGAGAGTCGGCTGCTCTCATCATCATGTCGCGATGATGAACCGAACCGAAAGAACATGCGTCGCCGTTACGTGTAACAGGGCCGTTGATAATCTCGAGGTTGATAAACGGCTCCTGCACCTTATGATACATACCATTATCATGTAGTATGCGTGTACCGTCAACAGATACCGGATAACCCATTACCTTGTCGGGAGTTTGCAGTGCAACGTGATCAGTGAGATTGCGCTGTATCATGTAGCGGATAGATTGGAGGTATTCAGGAGATACCATCCAAGCCTTATTAGTCAGCAGTTCAAAAAGTCCGTTCATTGTTTCAGTTACTTTTGCGATTTTTGCGATTTTGGAAAAATTTTCTATTTGCAAAAGTAGAGACAACAAATTACCTTATTTGAACACGAAAAAGCGGTTTTTCTTAATTTTAGGGCAAAAATATAGGATTACGCAACCGCATAATCCTATACCTTATTTTTCTTTATATATATTACTTCTCTCTGTATGGCTCAGTCTGTCAGTAGTATTATTCCTGATGCGGATTTCATGGAAGCCTTGAGTGTCGCGGCACGCTGGTTAGATAGCTGCTCCTCTACAACAATCTGCGTAGTGTTGGGCAGGGTGTAGCACAGAAATCTTGTACCGTCAACAGTAGTCAGTACCATGTAGGCATCATCGCCACCCAGCGATGTCACGCTTTCCTTTACTTCTCTCTGCCCGTCGGTTATTGCGGCTTGCAGGTCATGTTGATATATATGACCGGCAGCCTGATACTTTTCACTCACCTTTAATGTAGGAGGCTGTTCTATGACGCCCTGTGCATTATCTTCTCCCGAGTAGTTGATAGTCAGTATCGGGGTAGGAAGTGCTACACCACTCATTTGGGTAATGTTTGGCACATTCACAGGCATAGGCAACTGACATTCGTTGCTGCGAAAGAGGTCTATCCTGATTACCTCTTCCATTATCAATTCATTGCAATTTTCTTTCATTTTCTCTATATTTTTATGGTTGTAAAATGCAAAAAAATAAGCTATGACTTAAAATAAGTTAATTTCTTAATTATTTTATTATTCTTTAACTTGCTCTTTTAATTCCTTTAACATCGTTGATAACGGAATATCCTGTTCTGTTTGTTCTTTATTATATATGTATTGGGCTTCTTCATCTTCCCAATCTACCCTATCGTTAGGTAGGGTAAGTGCTTCTTCCAGCCACCTTACCGCCATTCTGCGCATTGAGTCAATGTCTTTTCCGTTAACGCCGACAAGTATTCCGTAGTGGTAAAAGAAGTGGTCTATCATCAGCACCGTGGAGCGTTGTATGCCCTTCTGGTTGCAGTAGAATCTCTCTTGTCTTATCCAGTCAAGCAGCACCCTGATAAACTCGGAGCGTAGTATCGTTGTCAACTGATTCGCCACTATCCTCGTGAGTGAATATGTTGAGTTCACCTTTGCCACCTGTTGCCCTATGATTGCCTGTTTAGGGCAGGCTATACAGAGGTAGTCGAATCCGTCCGTCTTGTTGTTGGTAGTGTCGCCTATCAGTGCACATACCTCTCGTGTACTCAGCCATTCGTTTTCGTCTCTGAACAGTATCTTTTTCCCGCCTTGTGCAGGTCTGCCCTGCAACATATTCTTCCACTCTCTCTGCGAGAAGCACGCAGGCCAGTGCGCGGTCATTCCTTCAGTTATCACCAATGTCGATTGCATCAGCATGTACTCGTAGGAGGTGGGCAGGAAATCTACTGGGTCAAATTCTGTCAGCGTACTCTTGGGGTTACGCCCCCTGTAAAATTGTGCCACATAGGTTGGCACCTTCAAATAAATGTTTGGCATGTCTGTAGTTATTATAGTTAATCGCCACAAAAGTAACGAAAACCCTACAAACGGCAAGCACTTAATAAAGTTAAAAAAGGTAACGGCCATCACTGGTGGTTACCTTCAGTTATTAACAAAAATCAATCATTATTTGAGCTTAATCTTTTATTCGGTGTATTGGCTTGGCACCACGCACATCCTGCGGGGTTGCACCTGTTCTATTGTCAGTCCGCACACCTGCCAGCCGTTTAGTTTGGTCGGCAAGGTGTTCCAGTTGGCTTGTTCGAGTTGCAGTCCTCTCATTGCCTCACGCATCTCTTTTGTCATTGTTATGCGTCCGTCCTGTATGGTCCATCCTGCTTCAGGAGCATCGGGTGTCTCACTGACGGCTGTCATCACCTGCTGCATTTCCTGGGAGAGCGACTTACCACTGGCTATCGCTTTGAATACTGACAAGTACGCCAGTAGGTCTTGCACTATGCCGTCTGCCTCAAACCTTGCCTCTGCCGCTCTGTCTTCATCGGTGGCGAGGTTTTTGGCTAATTCCGCATTAGCCTGTTTCACCATGATAAATATTATGTGCGAGTAATTGATAACAGACATATTCTGGTCGGCTACCTTAGCGTCGATGTGCGCAATATAACTCATGGCAGGTGAAGCACACGAATTAGCATTACGAATAAACTCGCTGTTACCGTCTATCATTGATATACGGTAAAAAGCCTTATGCTTATCTTCTTTCTTTGGCTTGTGGCTCAGGGGCTTGTATGCCATAGCCCACTGCTCCAACAGGTTATCAAGTCTATACATTCTTCTCGTCCTCCTTCTTTATCGGTTCGCCGTTGTATTGCTGTGTGAACTTAGCCGCGAATGCTATGCCTGCAGGAAATCCTATGAGGTAAGGCATGAGGTCGTTCCACCAGTCGTGAGGCGATACCCCAGCCGCCTGCAAGGCTGTGTTCACTGCCAGTGCCGTGCCACTGACGAGAGACGACACATAGAACACACAGCGAAAGAATTTAGGCATAGCGTTCTGCCATCGGCTCTTGATATTCTGCAAAAAAGATGTCTGTGCCATAATCTACTTTATTTGATGGGCGTCCATATCCTTGATTTTATCCATGATAGAGAGTGTCGTACGGATTCTCGTCAGGTCGAGTGATATATCGGTAAGTTGTTTGCTGACATTACTCTTGACGTCGTTTATCGCTTCAAGAATATTGTCAGTAGTTTCCGAGTGTTTGTCAGTGCGTTTGCGCAGGTTGTTCACTTCCTGTTCAAGCACAGCCATTTTTACTTGCATCTTCTGGATGCCTCCGACGTAGGAGATAAGCACCGACAACCCTGCTGTAAGGATGAAGGGCCAGACTTCACTGAGAATTTGGTTCATTGTTTTGTGTTTGTGTTGTGGGGGGGTTAGAATAATGGGGGAGTCCAACAGGCAGCATCACCTTTTTGGTAGGCATCTATCTGCTGCTGGTTTTCGCATTGACATTTCTTTTCTGGTGGCGGAGCGACGAACGCTTCGGGTACGGTGTATAGCGGACTGCTGGCAATAACCGACAGAGGGAATGCTGTCTGGTTTTCACGTATTATACTCATCGTGGTTTCCAACATTCGCACGGCATCGTCGTGTGCCTGTATCTTCTGCTCTTTGCTGTATTTCAGTACCGATGTACGTCCTACCAGATATGCCACCACAACCTTGCGCATTCGCTGTGTTATGTTATCCACTTCTTCCGCGCTTTCGGTGTCGGTCGGAACGTAGAGCGACAGCAGGTCGTCTATCTGTTTCTCGGTAGCACCGTCACCTATCACTTTTCTTGCGGCGGCACGCTCAGCGTCTGTGTCTATGGTCGGCAGACTGCCATTGGTAGCGTAATCTATCAGGTAGCCCACTACCTTCTTGCTTACCGCAGGCTCTATGATTTCCTCCTGTATGAAGTGCAGGTCGGGCAGCATCTGTATATACTTTTCGCGGTTGTCGTAGATATTCAGGAAACGCTGCATCACCTCTGCTGAAGGTATCAGTATTCTTGCTACCTCATAGTAGTAACGGCTCTGTTTCCATTTCTCTACTATCTCTTGAAGTTCCTGGTCGGTGCCGTTCTTGTTTTCGTTTTTGTTTTCGTTTTTGTCTTCGTTTTTGTCTTCGTTTTCGTCTTCGTTTTCGTTCCCGTCCCTGTTAACCTCCTTACACCACTGCTCCAGCAACTGCAACAGTCCATTGACGGCAGCGTGAGCCTCTTTATAGCACGTCTCTCTGTATGCAGCAACCGTCTTGTCATCGGCAGGTTTATAGTCATCGGTTGACATCTGGTTTATGCCGGCATTGTTCACTGATACTGTCTGCATACCTGCACCTCGTCCGAGGGCATCAAATGCTACACACCTTTGCGCTTTCAATAGCAGGCGGTTGTAGTACGACATATCCTCTGCCGTAATGTCGTCCGTGAGGTTTATGCCGCTTTCCTTGTTGTCGGCATACCACTTGCATAGTGCCTCATACAGAGATGTGCCGAGGTATGGCTGCAGGAACTCATGCTCAGAGTTGTCTATGAACCCTGTCATGTGGTCTATTGTGTCAAGCGCATGTGCTGGCGCTGCGAGTGTTAATTCCTCTAATGTTGTAATAATCATATCCGTAAACTATAAACTGTAAAACCATAAACTACTCCTGTTCCGCCTTGACGATACCCGTCTTACTGTTGTCGAGCGTTGTCAGCACCTCGCGAGGTATCTCCCACTCAAGATGCGGATCAAGCCTGTTAAAGTCTTTTATTACATACAGAGGGGAGAGCAAAAGCTGTTGCATAGGCGTCATCTGCACCTGTTTCAGCAGGTAGCGCTCTCTCAGGTCTGTACCGCCGCTTGATGACACATCGCCAGGGGTGTTGCCCACCAGTCGGCTGTCAAGTCCAAAGGCAAAGAACACTATGCTCGATACCTCTGCCAGTTCCTTTTGGTTGGCTTCTACGCTCTTCTTGTCGTTAGCCTCTATCTCTACTATCTTCCATGACTCATAGGTCTTGCCGTCGTTGCCGAGGAAAGTGTATGCTACCAGTGGCTTGCCCGTATTGTCACGGTCGTTCAGGAAGTTGTTTATCTGTTTGCGCAGTTCAGTGAACACTTTCATCTTCTCTTCCTTTGAGTCGGCTTTCTTCTGGAAGTACAGCCTTTCCATATACTCCTGGTTCAGGTATATAATCCTGCCTATGACATTAGAGTTCTTGCGTCGCTTGTTGCGGTCTGAAATCATTGTCATCAGGTATTCGTATATGTCACCTGAATATATGCTTTGGTTAGCAGGCACTGAATAATATGGTCTGCCAGGGGTAGGGTAGCGCACTGGCAGGATGAAGCGTGTAGGTCTGCGACGTATGCTGCCGTCAGCCTTACGTGTTTCACGTACTATTCTCTCGAGGTCAGCAGCAGGTGCCTGCGGGTCAAGTGCCGGCATTGCGTTTATCTCAAAGTCTTCTGCACTTATAACCTGGCTGTTCTGCTGGTCGAGCCAACGGTTGCTTATATATACATAGTTAATACGTCCGTTCTTGTCGCGTCGCTCCAAGCGGCAGATGTGTGCCGAGCGGTAGCGTATGCCTGTTATACGTGGGGTCCACATTCGCGTAGGCACATTATTGCCGTTCTTGTCAAGCTGACGTTTGTTTAGTGTTATCTCAGGAAAGCAGTGGTAATTCTGCTGCAAGTCCTGACACAGTGCAAGGTTGGTGAGGAAAAGGTTGTTACGGCTCATAAAACCTCTGTCCTGAGTACCCTCCTCGCCATAGAGGAAGTCGCGGGTGTCTTTCCACACCTTATAATCATTCTCCAACGCCTCTATCTGCTGTTTCAGGTCTTCCGCCAGCGATGTGTCTGTTCCCGTTCCCGTTATCGTTCCCGTTCCATTAACCGTTATCGTTCCCGTTCCTGCCTCCCCCTCTTGCTGTTGTGCATTGTAGAGCTCGCGTTTCAGGTCTCGCAACCAACCCTTAATCAGCACGCCAGCATTCTTGAAGGCAATCTTCTTTTCTGTAATATTACCTCCAACATACTGCACATAGGCATACATAGGCTGTGGTCCTTTGCCGGCACATAGGTCGGTGTTGAAGCGGTGCGCACTTGCTGTGTACGGACTTGCCTCTGTGAGTTGTGATACCGCGTTAGGGTTGCGGTTGTCCTGTCCCCATGACATCCATCCCAGTCCTGGCGTGCCCTTGTTTGGCTCAGGCACTTCCACTCCTGACGACAGATACAGTGATGGAAACGACATGCCCTTGCTGGCACCAGTGCATAACTGTGCGTGAACGTAATCCTCCCATGACGGACCCACCTGCGGTGTCTTGCTGTTGGTGCGTCCAAAGTCATTAGGCATTGGCGCAGGCACAAAACCCTGCTTCTGGAGTTGGCTGGTCACACGGCGGAGCGCGTCGGCGCCGTGAACTCTAACCACGTTGGGGTGCTGTGCCCCCTTCTTTCTGTTACCCATTGCTTTATTTGGTTTGGTTGTTTTTGATTTTATTTGTTACAAAGGTAGGCAGAACCGCCTTATCCTTACGGACAACGGCGATTTTACCTGTCATATCTTGACATTACTTTGTCTGCCTGTTTGAGTTGGGTGTGCAGTCCGTCGCTACCATACATATTGATGTGCACAGGCTTCTTCAGTTGTTGCATCATCGCCTGCATCATTACGGTGTTCTGCTCCAGTGCGGCAGTGAGGCGGGCATTGTCATTAGCGTTCCCGTTAGCGTTCCAGTTCCCGTTCCCGTTAGCGTTCTCATAGTCGCCCACATTGCCGCCATCAAATGTACGGTAAGGCATCGGTGCATGGTTCTTGTCATACTGGGCAAGGTGGCGTATCAGCCCTGGCTCATCCATCATTATGCGACGGGTGGCAAGTCTGCCTATCACTATCTCGGGACCTTTCTCTGCCACCAGCGCAGGGTTGCCTTGCACCGTGGTCGCTATAGGCTGTGTCACCAGTCCTGTGTCTGGTGCCGAGGTTGCTGTGGCACGATATATCTTGCCGTCAGTGCCCACGTATGAACCTACGTTACCCTCGTCGTATGTCAGCATACCACTCACGAGCTTTGCTTTCTTGGAGGTGTTTGATGCACCACTGCTTGAATTGCTTCTTGATGACAGAGCTCCTTGCAGCAGTCCCATGAGCAATGCTGTGATAACAGGTATCAGTGCGATACCCCACCAACCGAGTGTGCCTATAGTCTTAGAAGCACCTTCACTTATGCCCATTGTTGCCATTACTGTGGCGTGGCTCGCTTCTTCGGCTTCCTCAGCCTTGTTCATAGAGGCTTTGGCTATGGCGTTGGCAGCATACTGTCCCATCATGGTGAGCATACTTTCGGCTACGGCAAGAGCCATATTCTTCCAGATTTCATCCCATGTCATAGACTGCTCCTCGGCACCCGCTATCATCTCGCCAAACTTCTTGCCGATATTGCCAGCAGCATCAGAGAATGGCTTGACGAGGTTCTGTACCACCTGTACGCGCTTTTTCGTTTCCTGCATAGTGGTGGTGGTGAGCAGGGTTGTCTGTTCGGTCAGTGCTCTTTGTCTGTCAAGCAGCAACTGGTCGAGACCTGCTCTCTCCTGTCGGTGCTGGTCTTCCAGTGCTAAAATCTCTTCCTTTGTGGCATGGCTCTCTCTCAGTTTGGCTATCTCTTCGTCCTGTATAGCCTTCATAGCCTTCAGTCGCGTCTTTGCGTCCTTTACCTCCAGATTACGCCAGTATATACGGTTTTGTATCTGTAGTATCTCGGGGTCGGTGGCTATACTGCCAAGTCCCTGCTGTTGCCAGAAGGTTGCCGTGATGCCCGTTTCCTGTTGTGCGGCACGGTTAGAAAGATACTCGTCTATGCCCTTTTCCTTATCGGTGAAACCTTCAGCACGGAAGCGTGCGCTCTGGTCTGCCTTTTCCTGGTCGTAGGCTTTCTTCATCGCTTCGTCTATGCGGTTAGAATGCGTCATCATGTCTTTGTAAAGCATTCTTATCTGTGGCATCGCGTCTTTCAGTGCGTTCACCTCTGCCTCGCCCAGCGTTTCGCCGCTTTCCTTTTTCTTGATGATGTCTATCCACTTTACTATCTCAGGAAAAGCCTGTGCCCATTGTTCCAGACCACCGCTCTCTGATTTCGTAAAGTCTTGCAGCCATCGTGCGGCATCCTGTTCACTACGCATGTTGTAACGGTAGTTGGCAGCACCTCTCTTGACGAATGCCGTACCCATACGGCGGTAAGCCTCCGAACTGCTTATCTTGCCGCCGCCAGCCAGTTCTATGTCGGGCTGCACGTTTATGCCCTTGCGCATTCGCTCGGCGAACTGCTCGTATGTTTCGGTGGTGATACCTATCTTTTCAAGGTCGGCACGCAGCATGTCGTTAGCCTTTTCTACAAACTGATACTGTTTCAGCGCCTTGTCTATCTCGTTGATGATACGCGCCTTCAGTCGTGCCGACTCACGGGTGTTACCAGCCGCCTTGGCGTTCATCTGGTCAAAGAATGCACCGCTATTCAACCCATACACGCTCAGTCCTCCGTTGAATTTCTTCAAGGAGTTATGTAGTGACTGCACGCTTACGCCCTGAATTTCTTTCAGGAGGTTGGCGCTCAGTTGGCTGGCATCAGACATTACAGTAGGCAGCACGGTTTTCTTCATCTCGTCCCATGCCTCGGTATTACCTGACGTAACAGCGCGTCGCGCCGTTGCCAGTGTATCATTCTTTATTATATTGAGGGAGCGCACCATTTCCTTAGCCTGGTCTTCGGTCAGGTTTCCGTCGGCACGGGCATTGTTTATTGCCGCCTCCTGCAGTCTGTACCATTCCTCTATCTTTGCTATTACACCTTCTGAGGATTTCTGTGCGTCCTGCATCTCTTTGCGTAGTGCCTGCTTGCGGTCATCCTTTCCACTACCACCGCCGCCAGTGGTCTTGTCAGGTTTATCTTGCAGTGGCTCGTACGTCTCTTGTGTTATTTGATTATTCCACGCTTGTTCGTATGGCTTATATTTATCGTCAACAGCCTTCTGTGCGTTGCTGGTGGCGTATGACTGCAATGTGTAGTTGATGGCGTTGAGCAACTGAGCCTGCATACTCTTTGGGTTGTTCCTTATGTAGTCACCCATACCACCTGACGGAACGTTGCCAGGTCCGTAGCCTCTCAGTTTCCATATCTTGTCAACCTGTCCTTTACTTAACCCCATGTAACCTGCTATGCTGTCGGCTACCTGTCTTACACTCTTGCCTGCGGCGTGGGCATCATCTACCACGCCCTTGAGCCATGTGCTGTTATACCTTTCTCCAGGAGTGCCCTTTACCGAGTTATTGTAGGTTTGGAGTTTATCTGCCTCCCAGCCTACACGTGGGCTAACGTATTTTTCTATGTCTTTTTCCTTGGCTTGCAGTGCTATCTTAGCCTTCATCTGCTTTACAACCTCCTGATATGCTTGTGCCACATCGTAAGCAGTAGCCTTTTCAGTAAGGAGTTTTGACAGGTATGGACCAAACTTGCTATTGAAGTTAGTGATAGCCGCCTGACGCTGCTTTGTGCCCTCCTTTGCTTCGTCTATAGCCTTGCGATAGCCGTCAAGTTGGCGCACAGCCTTATACTGCTCGGCGTTCACGTCTGAGAGGTCCTTCTTGAAACCTTTCATATATGAGGATGACATCTGCACCTCCTTGTTAAACTCGCCCAGCGCTTCTATCAGTACGAATACGGCAGTAGCGACAAGTCCTATCCAGTTGGTCTTGGTTATGAGTGACATTCCCTTCCATGCTGCCGCAAAACCAGTGGTGGCAACAGTGGCTATCTTCAGTGCGTTGCCTAACGAGATAAGCATTCTTGTTATTCCCCACATGGCGCCACCCATGAACAGTGAAGGCAATATATATACTATACCTTTCAATAGTGTCAGTATGCCGGCAAGCGTGAACTTTATCTGTCCCATGATTTTCTCGTTGGTAGTCATGGCAACAGATGTTTGATACCAAGCCTTAGTAAACTCTTTCACGTTATCCACGCCCTCTGGGTTTACGAATGCCTTCTCCCATACGTTTGCCGCACGCTCTGAGTAAGCCGCCGCAGTATCCATCTGTATAGCATACTCCTGTGCTACGGCAGTACCTTCCTCAAATGCTACGCGAGAGGTTGCAAGGTGCTGTTGGAGCATATCTACACGGTTAGCCATAGTTGCCATAACAGCCACCAGCCTCGCACCGTCAGAGCCGAGGTCTTTGAACACACCACTCTGCATCAGTGCGTTCATTCCTCCCTTTTCGCGCATTCTCTCAAATATGGTAACAAGTGCCTCCGTCATCTTGCCAGACTGGTAGAGGTCGCTTATTGTACCTTTTGGTATCTTTAGCGCATTTTCTATGAGGTTAGGTTGTTTTTGTACTGAGGTTATGAGTTTGTTGAATGCTGTAGCAGCCACTTCAGGCATCAGTGCCATACTGTCAGCAGCCGAGCCAAATGCTAACAGGTCGGCAGTTGAGATATGGGCTATATTCGCCAAACCCATAAGTCGCTTTGAGAACTCCACGATGTTCGTTCCCGTGGCGGTAGATGTGGAAGCAAGTTTGAATATCGCTGAGCCTGTGGCGTCCATTGCTCGCTCTACACCCATCTTAGGTATCAGTCCCATAACCTCCACCATCTTTGAGAGTGCGGTCATAGAGTCCTCGCCCATATCTTCGGCAAGGGCATTCTGTACCTTTACGGCAGATTTTGCGAATGATTCCAGTCCGCCTATGCCGTAGTTACCGAAACCGAGCTTAGCACCAGTATATGAGAGTTCCATAAGTCCACCCAGTCCTGTTCGGCTATCCACTCCTTTGAGGTTGTCGGCGAGTTTCTTTATGTCTTCCATGGCAAGACCACTGACCTTACGCACATTAGCCATAGAGTCACTGAAACGCTTATTACCCTCGTATGCCTCAGTCATCTTTGCCTTGAGCATATTGAAGCCAGCGAATATACCTGCATAGGCAAAGAGGTTCTTTATGGTGGTGCCTAATGCACCCCACATGTCTTTGTTCTTGGATAGTGCACCAGTGTTTTTCTCTATTTGGTTCTGTATTCTTTTGAGGTCATCAACCAGCTTTGCCCTTCCTGCTGAGTTTGCCGACATGTTGTCAAGTGCCTGCTTGCCCTCGCGGAGTGCTTTTTTGAGATCTTTGAGTTTGGCGCTGGCGAGGTCCCGCATCACTTCGCCCATTTTCTTTGCCTCGCGAGTGACTTTCTGCTGTCTCTCAGCGAGGGCGTTTTCATACTTTATGAGTTCGCGCAGTTCTTTCTCCTCCGCCTTATTGAGGCGGCTGCCTTGCGCCTGCTTCTGTTGCAGTTGCTGGCGGCGCTGGTTGGTCTTATCCATTTCGCGGTTCAGTCCCTCCAGCACTCGCTTTACGGTGGTGGCGTCACAGGTAATTATGACTTCTGCTTTCTTTGCCATGGTTATGATAGTGTTTGCGTTGTTATTTCTAAGGCAAAGTTACGCAATGGCGGCTCGTGAACACGGACACGTGTCCTCCCGCATGGCAGAAATTTCGATAACTTTGCAACTGTTAATAACACCTCAGACTATGGCAGTAAATGTTGACATAAAAGGCGAGAAGAGCCCATTGAAGCCCCTGCGCTACGTGGCTAATATGTTTCTCGACCAGACATTGCAGAGCATCAAGCGCAACCTTGAGACTCAGCACGTGTGGCCTGTGGAGATTTATCCTGGCTTTACGGCTATCAATGAGATGCGCCGCAGGCACGGTCAGTGGCACGCGACGGGCGACGGCGTGCGTTCCTTTGAGGGCACTGTCGTGGAAGCCAACGAGAGTACGGGCATCGTGACACTCTCGGTGCGCTATAATGACTATATGCAGTATGTGGATATAGGTGTGGGCGCTGGCAGAAAGTCTGATGACGTGGACCGCTCGCGCAAGGTGAATTTCCGCAACCGCTATTCACGTTGGGTGCCTGACCAAGGCAAGAGTCACCGTCCTGCCATACTGCCTACGCTGCGCCACCTCGCCACTCGTCTGCAGGACTACACAGCCTATTTCTACGGCACTAAGTTTGAGTACGACGTATATGAGACTTTCGAGGGCCTTACCATTACCGTATAACCCTCTCTACTTTCAGTGTTTTTTTTTATTTAGCCAAAAAAGCCTGCACTATCCGTGAGGACGGTGCAGGCTGTCGTATTATATAGTATAAAAGGAGAAGCGGCGATTAGCTTTCTGTCAGCAGCATAGGCATACACAGACAGCAGAGCCCTGAGTTCACGTCCTCGTTGTGTATGGTGAGGGGTCGGTCTTTTGCTATCATGCGCAGCACGGCATTGTCGGTCTCTACCGAACCGAGCGCGGTGAGCAGTGCCGTTGCCTTGAAGCCTATCTTGAAACCGTCGGGCAGGTTGGTGGAGTGCAGCGTCACGCCTTCTTTGGCTTGCTGTGCATAGTCTATGTTTTCTGCCGCTATGCTCAGGTTGTTATCCTTAAACTCCATTACCACCATCTGTGTGCTCTCGCTGGCAAAGAGCGCCACACGCTTGAGGGTGGCGGTGAGCTCTGCCACGCTGCACACAGCCTCGTGCTTCTGCTCCTTTGGTATCACCGCATTGTAGTTAGGGTATTTCTGTTCGCTGTCTGTTATGATAAGCTCGGTAGTCCCGTCCTCGGCTGTCACATAGATGCGGGTGCCGTCGTTGACCAGTCTTATCTTTTCAGTGCCTTGGAATGCCTCGCACATCACCGATACCAAACCAGCGTGCACCAGGTACAGGCGTGGCTCGCCGTATTTCACTGGTGAGTCTTCGCTACCCAGTCCTATAGACAGTGTGTCCTTGAATAGTACGTGGGTGTCGCTTGCCACTACCGTTACGTTGCCCTCCTTGTCGGGGTCTATCGCTACGCACTGCAACTGCGGTCTCAGCACATCGCCAGGGAGTGTGTAGTCCTTTGCCTTACGCATACGTGACAGCAGCCAGTCGGTATCTACCTCTATGGTACACTTTATGTCGGCTTCGTTCGGAATCTTCTTCTCGGGGAAGTCCTCGGCGCTATCCACTGGCAGCGAGAACTCGCCCTGCTGTGTGTTGCCTGCCGTAAAGTAGGTTGCGGTCATGACGTTTGTTGTGGTGTTGAGATACATTTGCATCGTGCCGCTCTGGGGCAGTGAGCGCACTATCGGCAACAGGCGCTTTACGGGCAGACACACCTTCCACTGCTTTGAGCCCTCTATCAGATTGAGTGCTACGGGCAGTGTCAGACTGTGACCGTCGTTGTGATACCCCGTCAACTGAAACTCGCCGTCCTTGCATTCCAGCAGCACGTCGTCGAGTATCAGCAGTGAGTTCTTGCGGCTCTGTATGCCGCTCACCTGTGTCAGTTTGGTTGTCATCTCCTTGGTTTCCACTGTCAGGTGGATTGTTTCTTGATTTGCCATAGTTGTTTGTTTTTTTTGTTATTATTGTTATAAAAAATGAATTGTCAGGTAACTATGAATTATGAACTATGAACTATGAACTGCTTAGAACGGGCAGTCGTCACCGTCGCCCACTGTCACTGTGCCTGATGCCTGCATCTGCTGACTCTTAAACGGACGCATATTGCCTACTATCGGCATATTGCGACGTTCTTCCTCGCTCATAACCTCGCGCACCTCTTTTGGCAGCGACTCGCTGATGGCGTGGGTATTGTCATACTGAGGGTTAGTCACCTCAAAGGCATTAAGGTTCAGGTACACGCATTTCTCACCCACGTATATCGCTGGGTTGTTATCCACAGGTATCACGATACACTTTCTTGTCGCTGTCTTACCTTTGAAGTTATACACAAAGGCTTCTTTCAGTTTCTTCAGGTCGAGCCTGATTGAATAGTTTTGCTTTTCCATTTTTGGTTGTTTTATTGGTTTGTTGATTTATTGGTTTGTTGTTTTTTCTCTTGTTTCGCGTAGAAATATTCTACCGCTCAATGACGATTTTCTTGTACTGCTCCAGCATACGGTGGTAGCCGTTATCCATGCCCCACCATCCGCCTTCCGTGTCTTGCATAAGCCAGCCGTCGGTCTTAACGACGGTGAGACTGTCTCTCAGCGTCACGCTAATCGTTGGGTCGCGATAGATGTCATACGACCACATCAAAACGGCTCCTTCTTTCGATAATTTCTGTATCTTGTCGAAGTTTTGCATCGTGACTTGAAACTCCTGCCTGATGTGCATCACGGGGTGCTGTTTGTATTTTTCCAACTGCTTTTCGCGCCGCCAGTGCTCCTCGATGCACCGAAAGGCACTGAGGGCGTAGGTCTGGCTTTTGGTGTCAGCTTCGTTGAAGTTCACCATTGTGCCAGGCTTTTCCATCGGTTCGATGCGACACACGGCAAAGGCTCCGTTGTAGTCAATTTCGATTTTCATTGCTTGTCCTGCTTTCTTTAGAGACTTGTCTTTATTTTATTTTGTACCTTATGTTCCTTGGAGTAGGGCTATACCTAACCCTATCACCGTCCTCTTCACAATAGTTGACTTTCATCGTAATTACCTTGTCATAAGAGCCGTCAGGAAGGACTTTTATTTCCTCCAGGCAGTCCATGTCATATATTTGGTCTAACTCCATGTTGTCCTTTGTTCTTGCGCTCCGTAGGTGCTCAGGCGAGCAGAGCTCGGAGGTTTATAGTTGTCTTAGAATAAAGTAAGTTGTGCTTGCTCAGCCTTTATGCGTTTTACCGCCTTGTCGTAATATTCTTTGTTGAGTTCAAAGCCTATGAAGTGGCGCTTTTCCTTGATGCACGCGATAGCTGTGGTGCCTGAACCCATGCAGTTGTCAAGAATTACCCCCCCTCATTGCTGTAAGTCCTGACCAGGTAGCGCAACAGGTCAACGGGCTTTTGGGTGGGGTGAAACTGCTCTCCGTCGTGCTCTTTATTGAAGTCGATAACTGATAGGGGAAATTTCTCGGTTGTCTTTTCTTTGGAATACACATTGCCGTCATATTTGCCATAGCATCGGTTGCCTAAGTCAGAGCGTGGATGTCCTCTCGAATGGCTTGGTTGCCCCGTCCGCATTTGCGGATTGTATGTCGGCAGCTTGTCATAGAAAATTACGATGTCCTCATGGTTGCGCAATGGCATTCTGTTCGCATTAAGGAAACCGCTCGCCCTATTGCCTTTCTTCCATATCAAATTATATCGCCACATCTTCCGATTGCTTTGCATGAGGTCGGCCGTGAACATTCCCTGAGCGAACAGCACGATTGCTGCAGTAGGCTTGCATACTCTGCGATATTCAGCCCATAGCGGTTCAAATGGAATTATTGTATCCCATGATCCGCCCTCGCTTTCGCTATTCAGCACTCCATACGGCAAATCGCAAATCACGGCATCGACTGAGCCGTCAGGAATGGCTTTCATGCCCTCCAAGCAGTCCATGTTATATATTTGGTCTAACTTCATGTTTGTTGTCTTTTTTTGTATTCCCCAGACGGCGTGGTTAGGTAACCATTTTGCTGATGTCAGCAATATGGTTGGGCAGGTGCTTTGCCTCCAGTCGCGGAAGCATAGCCTCCAGTCGCGGAAGCATAGCACCCAGACGCAGAAGCTAAGCCTCCAGAGGTGGAAGCATAGCCTCTGCAACCAATTATTTTTTAGTTATATTCATCGTCCAGTTCCTTTAATTCTATTTTATACAATACGTTTATGGCTGCTGTGAGTACGATAACTGCAACAATCGCCAAAACGAGCAGCACGATTATGCCTATTATAATAGCCTTTATCATAGTTTCTCCTTTGTACTTTGTCCCTTGTCACTTTGTCACTTTAGAATGATTTTTACGTTTTGGGGCTCATTTTAGGGTTTTATTTCTTATTTATGTATATTTATACCCCCGGGGGGGAAGAAAATGGCGTAGAGGGGCGTTTCTGGCGCAATCTACCACTTTTAGGAGGCAGTGGCTACATTCTGCGGAAACTCTCGCCCGTGAAGTATATGATGCGAGTGAGGGCAGCAAGACGGTCTATGGTACGCAGTCCGTAGCGTTCCTTCATTTCATCTACTGAGAGGTTGGTAGAGCAGAGCAGGAGTTTGTTGCCTCGCTCACATTTATCCACAAGCTCTGAGAAGTAGTCGTGATACTCACCATACTCCTGTGCAACGGGTTCGGTGCCTATATCGTCAATAGCAATCAGTCGGGATTGCACTATGTGCTTATATCGGCTTACCTCCTTGCCTCGGTTGTCAATATCGGTGTCGTTAAGGTCCAGCGCTTCATAGCACTTCACCACCTTTCTTGCCCATCGCTCTATAAGAGGTGGTAGCACGCGGTGTATCACCACCGTCTTGCCCATGCCAGGACTGCCCATGAGCATGAGCCCCAGTCCATGATTGTCACTGAGCCAGTCAGCCACCTCGTCATACTGCGGCAACCACTTGGTGCGCTCACCCAGACAGTCCACCATGGCATACATCAGTTTCTCCCTGGCATTGGCTATCTTGATATGTATTCTTCCGTCGTGGGGCAGCAGTCCTTCCGCACGGCGCTGCTGTATGATACTCTCTATGCTGACGGGTTGTTTCTCGAATAGCTGTTGTTTCTTAGGCCTATTCATATTCATATTACCACCCTCCTTTATATTTCTCTGTATTATTCTCGGTCAATGGTACGGCAGCATTGGGTCTAATCTTCGGTGCGCCGCCCGAACTCTTGCCCCTGAACTCTCCGTTGTTCTCTCGCTTCTGCCACGTCACGCAACAGGCTCGCCAACTCTTGATAGACTTGCCGTCTCTGCCCTGCACCCAGCCGTTAGCCTCGTAGTGGGCAAAGAACATCTCGGGGTCAAAGGTGTAGCCCTTTTCCTTGCAGTAGGCGGTGACTTCATCAATGGTGGGAGGGGAGAATTTCACCTTTTTGGGGTTGCCGCCAGCGTTTTTGTTTTCTTTTTCTTTTATTTTCCCCACACCCCTTTTTATATCTTTATTATTATTACTCTTACTCTCACTCTCTTTTGATTGGACGGGCGCGTCGCCCCCGCCTACGCGAGCGCAGGAAGAAACGTTCCTTTTTTGTTCATTAGAAGAGAGTGCGCCCTTGGCGCCCTCATTGAGGCGTGAGTTTTCAGCGTCAGGGTCGGGCGCGGCGTCGTCGGGCGAACCTGCCACCACCATCACGTCGCCGCCGTTGAGCGTCGCCATGTCGTCGTTCAGGTCGAAGCCGTTGTCACGGTACATTCGCTTCTGTATCAGGGTATCACCTTCTATAATAATAATACCTCTGAGATAGAGTTCCTGCAAGCCGTGAAGCAGGGTGGGGCGCGGACCGCTCACTGACACGCTGATGGCTTCGGCAAAGTATTTAAGTGACTGATATTCACCCTCCTTTGCTTTCTTCTGGCATTGCAGACAGCGCGAGGTAAGACTGCGCTCGTTGTTTGGCTTGAGGTCGTAGTCCTTCAGGCACAGTGCGCCAGGATGTCTCTGCAGGGAGAGCACATTGAGCAGGTCGAAATACACTCCCTTGGTGGTCCACGAGCAGCGACGGTATCGTTGCGAGCTCAGCAGGTCACGTGAGAAGCAGTACCAGCCTCTTGGGTGTTTACCGTTGTTATTCTTTTTTCTTGCCATTTTCGGTAGAGTTTTCTCTTTTGGGGTATGTTTTCGCGTTCAAAGTACCCCCACTTTCGTCTAAATTTGCATTACGTTTTGCATTGCGTTTTGTATCACGTTTTGAAATAAAATACAGAACAAAAAGCGGTGCAAAAACCACACGCAAAACGATTCAAAACGATGCTAAATTCGCGTCGATTTGCACGTCATTTTGCATTACGTTTTGCATTTCCCGATGATGATTCGCGCAGTGCCTGACGTAGTATATAGTCAAGGTCGTTACGTGCCGACTGATACTCTACCTGACTGATTTCCTCCAGTTCGCCGTTGGCACACTCGCGCCCTGTGGCTATGTAGTAACGGGTGTAGAGGTCGAAGAAGTTAGGCATGGGCTCTGTTACCACCATTGGCGCCTTCGTATTCTTAGGTGCTACCACCTTTGCACCGAGCACGGCATAGAGGTCGTTCACCCTCACTACGGGTAACTTCTGACGCTGCTGTGCTATGTGCACTATCTGACGTGCCCAGAGAGGGTATTTGCCCTTGCGGTTGCCGTCGAGGGGATAGTCCTTAACATAGTATTCGGTGTAGTGCACCAGTGTGTCGCCCTCTTTATACTTAGCCTTCTCCTCGTCACTGAGGAAGTCGCGCACCTGACTGTAAGACATCTTGCCAGGCGAATAGACGCGGTTGGCGGTGTCATACGGCATCTCGCCGCTCTTGTCGAGTGCCACATAGCCTATGCGGAACTCCACGTTAGGGATGTACATCTGCACTCCGTCTGTGTCCTTATGCACCTTGCGCCACTGACGGGCATCTACCTTGCTGTCGTCAGGGAATGATACGCACAGCACTCTGCCTACCATCATACTCTCGTCGTCCTGGTAGCCTTCAGCGCCTATCTTACTGAGGAATGTTTCACGAGCCTTCTCTGCCTTCTGTATGCGGTGTAACAGTCTGGTCAGGGCTTTGCCTGTCTTCTTGCTTTTGCTGACTTTATAGTAATACATTTTTTTTATAGTTTATAGTTTAGTGTTTAGTGTTTAGGGTTTAGGGCGCAATTTGCGATACGCCTTAACTATTAGCGCAACAACGCCAATACCAAGTAACCATAGCAGTATATTGGCGAGGTGCAGACGAAACTCCTGCCACCATGTAAGGTCGGCAGGCACTTCCTTTATTACAGGGTAGGGCACTGGCACTGAGTCAACCTTGGCGGTATATATGGTGTCATGGCTCAGGCGCTCAATATACTTGGTGTGCCACTTAGTCTGCTCCTTATATATAGTGTCGCCCTTCTGGTACTGGTTAACCCATACTGAGTCATGCAGCCATATAGAGTCTCGCTGAATCTGCACTATGCGCAGGGTGTCGGCGTGTGATGCCTGCACTACCTCGGTGGGCGAGAGCCTGGTGCTGGCACATCCCGTCACCAGCACACACATAATGATAAAAAGTAAATGTTTCATGACGCTGTTATTTTTTCTTCCGTGTTGTTGTCCCCTTCTTTGGTTTTGCTCCCTGTGCCTTGTCGCCCTGCGCTTCGTCGCCTTGCGCCTTATAGCTTTGCTTCTTACTCATGACCCTGCATCTTGAGCGCACAATATCCATGAGGTCCCTTACCTCCTGTTTGTCGCTGTCGCCATACACGCCAGTATAGAACTGCAAGCCTGCCGTTATGTTTAGCAGCATGAAGCCCTGTATGACTACCGTCTTGCCATTTGATTCAAAGGCTATGATGCCGTCGGTGGCAAGCTGATCGTGGTAATACTCTATGGTGGCATTGCCCGCGCCAAACTCGGCTTCCACCGCTTCGTGGCAGTCGTATTGCGTCAGCAGGTGCAGGCATTCTATCCACTGACGTGACTGCCAGTAGTGAATGGTCTGCAGCAGTTGCTGACTGACGGTTCTGCACATCAGCCACATGTGGCACGGTGCCTTTACCATGCACGCCACTGCCTTCATAATACGCTCGGCGGTTATGTCGCCGTGGGTCTGGAATAACGCCACGCCGTTACGTGTTCCGCGCAGGGCGTTGGGCAACTGTCTGTCTATACAGCAGGGTTCAATGATGTTAGTCATAAATGTCGTTTTTTTTGATTAGTTAGAAAAAGTTATGTTGCAAAGTTAGAAGAATATGTTCTAACTCTCAGGACACAAAACCGTGATGCGGTTATGAATTGCCCTTGCCACCGTTAATCTCTTCTATCGCCTCATTGCGCATCTCGGCAAGCTGACGTATGGTCTTTTTGGCATAGCCCGACGTAGCAAACACATCGTCCTTGTAGTCTTCCACAGCCTTTATCACAGCGTCGAAGGGCAGGTCGGGCGACACCCAGAGTTCCATCAGTTGCTCCACGCCCATCGCTATGTTGCGCTCCTCGTCAGCATCCAAGGAATAGCCGTCAGCCTCTATCGCAAGCATTCTGGTAGCCTTTACCCACGTTTCGCTCACTCTCTTCAATGAGAAGGGGGCATAGAGCTTTTCGCATACGCTGGCAGACACCTTGCCCTCAAAACTGGCGGCGGCAGACTTCATAGCCTTCTGCCATATCACAACGGCAAGCTCGAGTACGCTGGCACCCGTCATAGCCCACGCCACCTGGTCGGCATTTGCCACATTGTGCCTCTGCAGGCTCAGCCTGAACTTATTCTGTAGCGACCCCACGAGCGGCTGACTCTTCTGCTCGGCAAGGGCACCTGTGCTCTCCCAGAACTCAAAGTAGTCGTTGTCACTTATAATGCCGTACATTTTGCGCTGCTCCTCCGGCATGTCGGTCATCTGAAAGAAGCGTGTCTGGTTGCTCGCAGGGTGTAGCAGGGCACGACGATACTGGTCGCGCTCCTTCAATGCCTGGTTATACATCTGCTTCACCTTGTGCTTATAGTTAGGGTGGGCATGGCGGGGCTCCTTCTCGTATTCATTCCTCGGTCTCACGTCCGCTACCTTATTCAGGCATTGCACCATGATAGCAAGGGCGGCATTGTTGGCTACACCCGTCATCATCTTCACAAAGCCGCTCACCCTGGCTATCTGCAACTCCAGTTCTTTTGTCATGCCAGCCTGACGTTCCTCTGCCTCTTGCAGTTTCCGTCTTTCCTTTGCCTGCATGAGGGCGGCAATTATGTAAGACTCCTTGACCTTCATCTCGGGACAGCGCTCCTGCATGAGGCGGCGCACCTCTCTGTCGAAGAGCACGCTCGCCTTCTTGTCATCCTTCACGTTGCTCAGCACGGGCACGAGGTTTTTAACCGCCGTGTCTATTATCTCGGGTGGAATACTATGCTTCATCTTTCGTTATGCTTACTGTTAGTTATTGTTATTGTCATTCTTGCTCGCCTCCTCTATTTCAAGTATGCGCCGCCTTATATGGTACTGAGCCTGCCTGAGCATGGGGGTAGGCAGGCGGGTGGTACATACCTTACCCTCGTAAATAAGCCCCACGCCACGCACGCAGCCAAGGGCACGTTTCACCTCCTTATCATAACCTGCCAGTATTTCCTCCAACTGATGCCCCGTCGCTCTCTCTATGTAGCGCAGGTATTCCCTGTCAGTCACCTCATGTATAGCAAACTTGCGTCCGTTCTCACCTCGGAGAGCCTGCCTGAAGTCCTCTATATACCATTCAGCCTTATGCAGGTCCTCTATTTCCTTTTCCTCCCTCGTCATGCCCTGCTCGGGCTTGTCGCCAGCCCTCATGAGATATTTCTGCGCATTGGCGATGTCGCACACATAATGGCGTATCACCTCAATAGTCTCTATGCCATTCTTCTTGTAGTATTCAGGATGATTAACTCGGTTGCTCATAATTTTTGCTTATTGGATTACTTATTTGATTACTTTACGGTTATTATAAGATGTTGCGTATAGATATGGATAGCATCAACAGCGAGCAAGAGCATCAGCAACATAATTGTCAAGATGAACAAACCTCGCCAAAAGTTTCTGTCGCTTTCAAGTTTTCCATTACGGTTTCTCAGCTTAGCCCAGTGCCTTGCAAGTTCCATATACTCCTTGTCGTCACTTCTTGGTACAGGCGAATATGGATAACTAAATTTTGGTAATTCCTTCATAATTTTTATATATTTACTGTATTTAGAGTTAAGAACTACATTGTGCCGTCGTCAGGGATGACCATCTTTTCTATTTTTACTATGGCGGTCTCATCACAACGGCGGCTCCAGTCTATGCGATACTCGCCGTTCCACAGATAAGTGCGGACGGTTATGGTGGTTGTGTCACTCTCCCAGTCCACATCTCTCATGTGGGATAGCTTAGGCCAGTCTATCAGATGCCCCATGTGACGGTCCTGCAAAACTCCGTCAAGTTCCTTTTGATTGTGAACGTGCATGGTGACGGCATACTGATTGTCAGGGTTGAACCGCGCCAACACGCGACGGAAATATTCAAACGGTGTCTTGTCGAATATCTCGCTTTCAGGCTTCCAGCCACCCTCGCTGTTGCGCCAGCACGTTCCGAAGTCTCTTTCCATGACGTAATGGATATTGCGCCGCTCCTGCTCAGAGCATTGCGGCCACACCTTGTTGACCATATCCTCGTACACACTCCATCTGAGGTGACTGCCAGTCATGCCGCCCTGCAGCCACCACAGCACCTCGCGCCATTCTAATTGTAAATTTATCATACGTCAGTTGTTGTTTTTATTTGTTGTTTTTATATGTTTCTTTGCTGTGCTGTCAGGCAGTAGCTCGAAGGTGTAGGCGAACACCCATGGGTTGCTTTCCCATGTTCCTTTGCCTGATATTCGGTCAATGAGTGCGGCAAATGCTTCGCGTGGAGAGTCGAAACAGACATTTCTCTTCTCCCCTCTCTCTAATATACCCGTCACTATGTAACCGTCCATCCACTTCTCCACACCCTCACGCAGGCAGTCCTCGTCACTGATGTCTTGTAACCGCTCTACCCTGATGTCGGTGATACGGATGTGATAGGGCATGTATTCAGCCTTGACGAACATTTTGTTGCGGTAGCCAGGCGATGTCAGCATTTCCTGATGGCGTTTGTATCCGTCTTTTCTTGGCTGTCCTTCACTGTCGTAGGCGTTGAAGGTCAGCACGTCGTCGTTAGCGTACCGTTGCGCCACAGCCACCTCTTCGCCAATTTTGAACCTTGAACATTCGTCAATAATAACCATTTCACGAAAATCAAAGTCGAATGCCGTATCAAGATATTGCCTGTCAGCGTCTGTTAACGGAATGATACGCCGCGTCATGGTCTTGCGCCCACTCAGTACGGCTTGCGTCAGTCCGTACCTGTCGCTAAACACTATTTTCTTCATAGTTCAATCGTCTATTAAGTCTAAAAATGCACAGCAACTACCTTCGCAAGCAAAGGTGTCGGAGTCTAATTCGTTTTCTTGTCTGTAAATGGATAATTCTTCTAATACCTCATGGGCAAGGTCTGCCGCTTGTTTAATAACATCGTCAATGTCGAGACCATCAAGAGTAACTATAGCAGATGCTGTAGTTGCAATTTTAAGCTGTTTCATACCTATTTTTCCCTTTTTTTCGTTAAACTGTTTCAACACCTCTTGATAGTAATCTCGGTTTGTCATAGGTGTGGTGTTATTTTTAATGAACTCTTTTGATATTGTTTCGATTAAAACAATATCCTCCCAAGTCAGTTTCAAATCTTCCTCGGCTTGTTGGTAGCCTTGTATAATTGAATTGCGTACCAAATCATATAATACACCCTTTTTACTTTGTGGGTATTTTTTGTATGCAAAATCTTCTGCCTTGCTCATAGTTCATTGCTTGTTTTGTTTAATCAACTTTTTTGCAAGTTCTTTATTACCTGTCCTAAAACAAGCAACAACAAACTTCCAAAACGATTCTTTCTTTACTTTCATAACTTTATCCTTTTAGCTTTTTCAAATCATTATATAATGATGTCAGCACTCTGCCATCATAATTATTCTGCTCCGCATATTTCCAGAGAAATTTCATTTGCTCCCCACTTGGTCTCCAAGTGGGTTTCTGCTCGCCTCGCTTTTCAAGCCAGGCAATCATACGCTCAACTCTTACCCCGTAATGGAAAACTGCTATACCTTCTTTAGTTTCTTCTATTTCATGCTTAAAGAAGTCAATCATTGCTTTCCTTACCTCCTCATCTCCAACCTCCCTGAGTTCGGGACGTATTTCTTCGAGCACAGCCCTTGTGCTATCAGTTTGCGCGTACAGGTAAGCCTTATTTATCTTGCCTACAAGTTCTTTGTATTCTTTTTCGTAGTCCATAGTTCCTTTATTTTATTTCTCAAAAATTACTCCGAATTATGTGATGTATTACTCCTATTACCTTGCCTCTTCCATTACTTCATCGAGTCCGTGTTCCATGAAGAAAGATTCGACTGTCTCATCGCCGCACAAATCATATTGTCCGTCGTATGGGCACAGGTACACCTCCTTGACTCCGTCACTGAAGCATGTCATGGTGATGTGTTCCACGCTGCGACTTTCGTAGTCGGGGTTGGTCAGCATCTCATAGACAAGAGCCTTCGTCTTGTCGTGACTAATTCCGAGGTCAATGTAAACCTCCGCGTCTGGATTAACGCCATCCAGCAGCCGTGCTAAATCTTTTGCTTTCATAAATTTGTTCAATTCGTTGTTCAGTCCTACTTGTCGTTAATCAGTTCCTGCGTCCTCCTTTCCTTTCCCAGCCAGCGTCTTGATGATTTCGGTGAGCGTCTTGCCACTGACCCATTCGCCCTGCGCAAAGCGCTTGGGAGTTTCGAGTTCAAGCTGCATCTTTTTCTTCTCATACTCAGTTTCCAACTCCATGCGACGCATAGCCAACTTCTGCTCGTTATCCTTTTCGAGTTTGTTAATCTCTGCCTCTTTATCGTCAATCAGCGTTTTGCAGTTTTCCTCCGTTTCTCGACATAATGCCTCGCACTTCGCTTTCTGCTCCGCCATTTCAGCCTCGTGGCGTTCGTTGGCTTCCCGCATCTGTTTCTCCATTCGTTTGCGGTCGGCATCGTATGCCAGTTTCGCATTCTCCAGGTCGATAGTCAACGTCCACTCGTCAGGATTGAGCAATACGGGCTGACCGACAAAACAGGTACAGGCCGATGTTGTGCCTTCGTCATTTGTACGTGGCTCGCCCTGCTCGACGGACGGTAGCGTCACGTCGGCTACCACAATGTCGCCGTTGTCGAGTTGTACAATGTATCGCCCCGACTGAGGGTAGGTTCTCGCCTTGGTCAGTTCATCCCATGATGCTGCCGTAACCATCGGCAACTTAATCATCATTTCTTTTACTTCGCTCATAATTTGTATTCCTTTTAAGTTATTTATTCTTGCGTTTTAATTGTGCTTTTTGCCCTTCGCTCGGCTTCCACATGGTCGTGCAATTTACTTCACAACCAACTCTGCCTTTGAGGGATTTTCTCAGCCAACCTATAAGCGAACAATCTCCGCCAAAGAATTTCATGCAAGCATACTCTACCTGTCTAAGGTTTTTTTCATCCTCCTCACTCCACTCAGCAATCTTCTGCTCCCTTTGTCTTTCAAGCCATGCAAGAATTTTTTTTGCATCTTCGGGTGGAAGGTTGACACCGCTATTAAGTTCTACAAAGGAATATAGATACTTCCTTATCCTCTCATCCTCGCTCTCTGTGAGCTCGGGGAAGATTTCATTCATAAAATAAAGACTACATCTATTATCATTATAAGCTCTACTCATACGAGCTTTAGCATCGTCATAGAGTTTGGCTTTTTCTTCTATTGTAAGTTCCTTTACTTTCATTTGTCAGTCCTCCGTAAATTTACCCTTGTTTCTGTGATATACTACCAGCCAGCCGATGTTGTCGATGGCGCAGCACAGGCCCCAAATGAACATGGCTACCTTTAGAGAGGGCATGAACAGCAGGGCGCAGACGTAGCCAGCGATGCAGTAGATGCCGCACACCACGTCATTGTTATTGTCATAGACCTCGCGTTCGTGCTCGTTCCACAGCTTCGGGCGGAACGTCATCAGGCACTTTCCGATGAACTCCGACACCAGCGTGCCGTAGAGCAGACAGGCGATAGCCAGCACCCACACGTTGTACTCCACGAAGCAGAGCCACATGCCGATGCAGAAGCCTGCTGCCGACTCGATGATACAGAGCACTGTGAACCACTGGATAGCCTTGCGGCGCACCCAGCCTTTCCATATCATGCCGATAAATAGCCCGACCACGGAATAGACAAGCGACTGGAAGGCGAGCCATTCGGCAGGCAACTCCGTCACCCACGCCTTTGAGATGGCTGGACCGACGTAGGCAGCCAGCAGTCCGACGATGAACAGCGTCGATAGCGTCCACCGTTGATTCTCGTCGGGGTGGATGTTCAGCAGGTCGAGTAATCGCTTGAATAGTTTCTTCATTGCTCAGTCCTCCTTCCGTCCTTTTACACACATCCTGACAATCTGTTCGGTCAGTACATCTCCGTTGTTGCGTGCCATCTGGTCGAGTTTCTCCACGTCAAACTCCTCGGCAGAGAACTTGAACTGAATCCAGTTTGACTCAAACTCGCGGTAGTCGAGCCACGTCTTCGGTTCGTCCGTTTCAAGGACGTACTTCACCATGCGCAGCAAACGCTCACCTGCAGGCTTTGATTCCACAAAGCCACTGACATCAGATGAACTGACTCCACGGCTCTTCCAATACTCGCCGCCGCCTTCAGGGCGCTTGTCCTTCGGGTCAAAGCGCACAATGTCACTGTCGAAATACTCAATACACACCGATACACCCTTAGTCCCGAAACCGAGACTGCCGGAAAAAGGACGATACCTGCGTCTATTATTCTCGATATAGAAGGGCACGTCTTTGGGATCAACATGATTTATCCCGCAAGTGTGCATCCAGTCTTGCACCCACTTTATCAGGTCGTGAAGGGTGACTACTTTTTGTTCATTCATACTTTTATTCCTCTAACTTTTTGATTTTGTCAATAGCGTTTGCCACCTCCAGCCAACTGCGGTTGTACGCCTGCTGCTTGTATCTGATGGCTTCGTGTTCCATTTTGAATCCATGTTGGTTCATGTATGCCATCTGCCGATAGCATTCATTCTCGTAGTCCTGCAACGTCTTGACGAGGTTTCTCAGGATAGTTTCTTCTTCCTTGGTCATGGCTCAGCCCTCCGATATTTTAATGTAAAACAATACCCAAATGACAGTGAACACCATGTTGAAGGTAATAGTGTCAATGTTGCAGTACAATCCGAACAGCTTATACGACAGAATATTAACTCCGATAATTATCGCAACATAGAGCAGACACAACAGCAGCGAATAGAATATGTTGAGTGCCTCTGGACGTTTCTTCTTCGGTTGTTCCTCTTCGTCAACAAACATGGCTGACGCACGAAGGCCGTTGACGTGATTGTCAGGATAAACCTCTTGCTCAGTATCAAGCGTTTCAAGTTCGTACTTGCATCGCTCTAATTGCTCCTCCACCACCTCCATTAGTGGTTTATTGAGCCATGTCGGTAGGTCTTGCATGTCTGCTGCGTGGCGGCTCCAGTTCTTGCAAAACTCGAAGTGGAACGAGCTTGCACTGTCATTGATGCCCCAATGACTCCACCGCCCTCGCTTGTAATAGGACAAAGCGAACTCCATCTGCTGAATATCTTTTTCAAGTTCCTTTGCCCTTGCTAATGTCTCTTTATTCATAGTGCCTTTAATTCGTGTAAATTAGTGAAATTCGTGTTTCAGTCTGGAGACTTGTTCACGATTGAGTACCATTTCGCCCGTCGGCATCTGTGCGACACCTACCTTTGGCGGTGGTGGCACGACAATGCCGCCCGATGGGAGCGCGATGGGGTTAATTCTTTCTGCTGCTTTCCGCAATAATCCCATACCAACAGCAGCAGCGCAGGCAGAATTGGCGACATCGTTCAGCATTTTGGCGATGTGAAGCCGTCCTTTCCTTTGCCATTTGGTGCGAGGGTTGCCGTTCAACGTCCGGCATCCCTTCTTTAATTTTCTGGGTAGTCTCATGCGTTAGTCCTCCTACCAAATAAATATCCCTCCTACTACACACCCGACGAGAACGCAGAAGATTAAAATGAAAAGGCCAAAGACAGTTCTTATGCCTGCTGCCATACCGTGATTGTCATCATGCGCGAAATACCAGAACGCATAGACCCCAGTGATTATTAACGCGGCTATCAATAGCCATGCCCAATGAAAATGTAAATCAATCATACGTCAGTCCTCCTTACACAAAGAAGTCTAAACCATAGGCATCGTTGCGCCCCGTCTCGATACAAGTAGCACGAACGCAGATGCTACCGCCAATAGCCAAAAGGTCATCGGGCTCAATCTTATACTTACGACCATCACCGCCTACAGCCTCGCCACGCTCCAGCAGGTCGCTAACCTTGCGGTCGTAGAGGTCGCTCGCCTCCACATGCAAGCCGTCGTTAAGTCGGACGTACACGATGGGATAATGCCCCGTTTCCTTTATCCATGCCTTAATCTTCTCGCATTGCTCCGTGTTGCTGCAATTCATTTCCGTGCCAGGCATCAGCACGTCCTCCGAGTCGTAGAACTCATCCTTGTGGCGCATGTAGTCGGGAATGGCAGGTTTCCTGTCCTCCTCCGGCTCGTCATCGTCATCATCGCCACTGCCTACCTCGTCAGCATCGGGAATGCGGAAGAACAGATTGAGTTTGTTGTAATCCTCGCCACCGACAATCGGGTCTTCACAGACGGCTTTTGCTATAGCCCTCAATGTGCTAAATCTTACGTCTCCCTCTAATATCACGGTGCAATAATTGCCGTCGCTATTAGGTTCAACACTCTCCACGGTCACGCCGCGTTCTTCACTAATCGCATTTTCTACGAGGACTTCCACCTCGTCAATCGTTAATTTTGCCATATCTCTAAACCTTTATATTATATTTTGTCAGGTACCTCTATCGTCAGCCCTCCTTTATATAACAAATTGTATAAAGTGACTGGCGCCGTAGATGGCGGCGATAGCGATGACGATCATCTTCAGCCAATAGAACACCCATGCACCGAAACCTACCCAGTCGGGATAGTCGTTGAGTGTGATTCCCGTGCGCTTGATGCGGCACTTGACAAGCCAGATAGTCACCGACTGCCATACCGACTGTGTGGCCGACAGCAACAGATAGAGCAATGCCGCACCGCCCAGCACATAAAACTCCGCATACTTCGAGCCGCCAATGAGCTGCCCAGTTAGCAGTGCAATCATCGCCCATGCCAACTGCTCGGCACGGTCGCCCGACACCTTGCTGCGCTCCTGATACTCGTCATAGGCCGCCTGCTCGGTAAGTGGCTGGTCGGCAGGCATCTCCATTTTGTTGGCCAATCCAACAAGTCTTATCTCCTTGTCGTACTTCTGCATCAGCGTGTCGATGGTGTCCGTTGGTTCTACCCTAATGGTCGCACCGTTCCAGCGCAAAAATACGTCATTATCGGTCTCAACGACCTTGCTGATTAGCGTTGGAAATACATTCTCCAGCGCCACGTCGCTCAGTTCACCTTCAAACAATAGTTTTTGTCTCATAATTGTCCTCCTTGATGTTATTCGTTTGACTTAAACACAAACACATCGACTATGGCACGCTGCTCGCTAACATCCGTTATCTCATAGTCGAGTATGGAGCCCTGCATAATGCTGTCAATATTATTACACGCACCGTGCACTGAGCTTGCCTCTACCAGATACACCACAGTGTTGCGCTTTTCCTTGCCCGTCTTCTCGTCGAGGGTGAGGAATGCTACTTTAGCCTTATACCAACGCGAGTCGGTGCTGTTGTATTCCTCCAACTTGCGGTTGTAAACCTTGCTACCTTCCTTTTTGTCGTTTTTCTTAACAGCGTGCATAAGGTCTTCGGTCTGGTTAGCCAGCGCTCTCTCAGCATAGTTCATAAAGAAAATCTCTGAGTATGGAGCAAGTGTAATATCCTTCACCTCAAACTCTCCCTGGGCGTATGCGTTAATCTCCTGTATGATTAACACTTCTGCCTCGGTAAAACTCAGGGCATTCACCACATACTTCTCTGTAACCTTTTTGACGAATCCGTCTTCTGTTACTCGGTCCAGTGCTACTGTGCACACGAACCACATTGCTGTCATTGATTTCATTGTTTTTTTTCTTTTTATTGGTTAGTCTTTTATTAAATGTTCTCTAAACCTTTTAACCCAATCACACTCTCCAGTGCCACCGCATTCTTTGGTGTCACAGAGTTTACAGTAAGCATCGCAAGCCTTCTCTATGGAGGCATCCTTGCGGGTGTATTCGATTGCACCTGTTCTATAAGGTGCTTCATACCAACAAATAGATAAACCATCAGGATTTCTGTCATCTGGCAGAAGGTATATCTCCTCTGGTGCTTCGTTTGGTTTCATATATCAGTCCTCAAATAATTTCTATATACTTAAACAGCCAATAATAGGCTAATGCGTCTGTTATAGCACCAGCGATACTCCCAAGTACAAAACCAGTCTTGCTTGTGTGCGGTACGAGTTTCGATTTGTAAACGTGCTTTGCCCTTTGTGATGAGATTATATACACGAGGCAAATACTAATGATTATCCATTTCATAGTCCTATCTCTTTATCAATTTCACAAAGTCTTAATGTCGTTTAAGGAGTTTCGGATTGTCGTAGATGTTGCCTATCACCTTGGCCCATTCGTGGGTGGGAGCGTTGCAGGGGAACTCGTCGTCGAGGTCGCCGTTCCACAGGAATGCAAACACACCACGCACAAATCTTACTTCCAAGTAACTTTTCTCGTCTGTATGATTTACAGCGAGAATATCGCCCTCGTAGATGTCCTTGCCGTTGATGTCACGCAGTCCTGTGAACTGGCCGACGGTCTTTTCTTTCACTGCAATTTCCCGATAGCCTACCTTGCCTTCGTCGGTGCAGTAACTCTCAATGATAGCGGGCCAGAAGCCCATACGCTGACGTAAATCGCCATATAGCCATTTGCCGTCTTCGTCTTGTCCTCTAAATTTGATTATTCTCATGATCGTATTTTCTTTTAAGTTATTTATTCCTGCGTTTTGCCGCTCATCTGCTCCATACGCTCCTGTCGCTCGTAGTAGTCGCGTTCCTTTTCGGTCAACGGTCGGCGTGCGCCGCCCGCACCGATGAGCCAGTCGCCCTGCACCACGCCCATCAGTCCGCTGGTGACGCTGATGCAGATGTCCTTACCGTTGTTATCTGCCTTTAACTGTGGGAAGTTGTCGCTATACATCACGCCACGGATGTGTGCCGCCTTTACCTTCTCGCGGGTCAACTCGCCCTCTATCGGGCAGTCGATGTGGTGGCGCAGGATGTCCTCTATCACCGCCATCTCCTTTTTGTACAGCCCGTCCATCGCCTGTTTCATCGCTACCTCCTCTGGGCTGGGCAGTTCGGGCACCGTTATCATGTCCCGCAGTTTTAATGTATCTAATGTCAATCCCATTGTCTGTATTCCTTTTAGTTTGTTTAATTTGCTACCGCTCGAACCTTAGAGTAATAATACTGTCCTTCAATTCGTAGATTTGCATATACAACTTGAAGTTTTCGTATGATAGCGAGTCTGTTTTGTGTCGCCAGTATTCGGTGAACCTTTGCGAATCGTCATTGTACTGCTTCATCTTTACGAGGGTGACACCCTGGAAGATGACGAGAGCGAACAGCACAACGACTGCGGCAAGTGCTGATATAATTACCTTTTTCATTGTTTATCCTCCTTATCTATGATTTCCTTTACTTCGTCCTGTGTGAAGATAAAGTCCTTGCCGTATGCCTGTAGGCAACAGCATGTAATCTCCACACCTACAGCCTTGTAGTATTCCGCGACGTGATAGAGGTCGGGAACGGCCTGGGGGTTAAACTGCTCCTTGTGCTCCTTGATGCGGTGTATCGCATTGTAGCGGTGCAATCCAATCTCGCTCATCATCAGTCCGTAGTCGAGCCAGCCTTTCCTCTGACTTTCCTCTTCAATACCTGGGGGTGTCGTATATTCCTGCTTCATCTCGTCGATGGCACTCTTTACAAGTTCCAGTGCCTCAATCTCGGCAGCAGCCAGACATTCTTCTGTAGTGCCCATTGGGTCGGGGGTGCAGTTACATTTTAGCCCGTCGATGATTCCATCAATTTTGGCTGTTATTCTCTCTGAATCAACATACTTCATAGTTCCTTTTCTTCCTTATCTAACAGTGTCGCCTGAAATATCTTCTTGCCGTCGCTATTGGTAATTACTATGGTGTTCTCGCCTTCGTGTTCCTCACACCATTTGCGCAGATAAAACTCAAAGAGTCCAATCATTTCACCCTCGGTGATAGGTCGGCGGTCTTGACTCATTGTCTGCGGACCTTTCTTCTTGGGCTTCTTTTTCTTGGCGAGATAGGCATTCATCCATCCCGTCACAATTACATAATCTGTTGCTGCCATAGCTCCTTTTCCTTTATAGTTCTTGCTAATTCTTGATATACTTACAAAGAATGAAAATTTTGCCAACACCTCTTGACGTATGCGGCAAGAGCCTTGCTGATGTCCTTTTCGCTAACATAAGCAACGGGGTTGTATTGCAATTCACTGCCCCTGATGATTACTTCGAGCATTTCCCTCTGCTTACGGGTCACAACCATTCCGGCGTTAGGCAGACGGTAGATGAAGCGACGATCATAGGTTTTCGCCTTGCGCTTCCATTTGGTGTCGCGGCGGTATCGTGAGCCCGTGCGGTAGGCTTTCTTCATCTTGCGTGGCATTTTACCCATTTCACACCTTATCTCCACGTCCACCTTACTCGGCGTACCGTAGAGCAGTTCGCGGTCGAGGGTGTCCCTCACTACGCCCTTGTCACACTTAACCTCGTATGTGTGGCGTATCGGGTTCTCCCATGCACCGCCGTCTTTCGTTGCTCCATCGTCTTCCTCTTGATAGGTCAGCATTCCGCTTTTGGCAAAGCCTACGGGCTTGTCGCCGAACATAAGTTTCACCCCTTGGTCGATGATGAGTTTTCCTGTTTTCTCGTCCATAGTTCCTTTATCCGTTTAATCCGTTTTATCCGTGTTCACTTTCTCGGCTCACACTTTGCCGTTCTTGCTCCTGTTCTGTCGAGGTCTATCAGGCACTCGGCGAGGCGGCTTACCTGGGCGTCACTCTCTAAGGTGATACAGTTACGCTTTCCGTCTTCCTCCACGTAGAGCATCACGTGGTCATGTTCGTAGTGCTTTGTTACTTGCATAGTTTTAATGAAGAATGAAGAATTAAGAATGAAAAATCAGTTTGCTTCACTTCTTATTCGAGCCTGACGATGATAGCCGTGCTTCTCGTAGGCTGCGATGTAGATAATCTTTCGCGTCCAGTGTCCCGTGTTGTCTTTGCAGGGTTGCAAGCGGAAATGACCGCTCACCATGAACCCTTCATCGCGACAGATAGTGGTGTACCATATCGAGTCGAGCACAGTCACGTTAATGCCTGCCTCGTTCTTTGCTTTGTGTTCGGGTGTCTTGCACTCAATAGGCGAGAAGTCCACCTTCATAAATTGTTTCTGACCAGCCTCTATGAGGTAGGTTTCAACGTTGGCGTATTTCTTGAACAGCAGAAAGATGTGCCATACCGATAAACTCTGAAAGCTTGTCTCCTCCATGATGCCATCGTGCATGTTCAGCCAGCATAACATATTGAAGCAAGGCTGTCCGTTATCCCCTTTCTCAATGTCGTATATATAGAACTCGGTGAGCGCACCGAGCAGGCTTCTGGTTATTCGGTGGTGCCCATCTTCGTCGGTCGAGAACTCCAGTACGGTGCCGTTACGTTGCCCTCCTGACAGTATCATCACGCAGTCTTCGTGAATGTCGCTCAATACCTCATAGTCCATAAGCAACTGATTCATCTGTGGCAGTGCGTGCACAACTGCAGCCTCGAAAGCAGGTGAAAGGTAGTAGATATTCTTGTCTCTAAAGTAGTCAGCCCAAGCCCCTGTGCTGATTTCCTCTTTCAGCGTCTCCCTCACCGACTGTACGACCTTCATCGTGTCTTCACTCTTGTCGGCTACCCCATACGGCAACATGTCAAGGTAGTCTGACGTTTTGATGAATGTCTTGCACCTCTGCTTGTCGTATATCTGCAGGGCTGGGTAATTGCGATAACTTATTTTCATAGTTCTATCTTTGATTTGTATTACATTTACACCTATCACAAGGACAAGGGCATTTGGCTATACCCATTATGTATGTTCGGTAGTCAATACACTCATATATATCTTTATACTCTATGCACATATATTTACTTTCTATTCGGGTATCGTTCTTTGTACATACTATCCGCTTTATCCATAATAGCCTTGAAGTCGAAATCAGGATTGTATTTCTTAATTTCAGCTATCATCAGACGACGTTCAATGGTTGCAAGGTCGGCACCCTCGACCATAGTCATGTATAGGTCGTAGCGTCGCTTTGCTTCGCGCTCCCACGATTGTGCCTTATTCTCAGCATCTTTCAACTCGTCTTGCAATTCTTTGTAGGACTTCTCCTGGTGTTTGGACGCCAGTTCATCTTGCAATCGCTCGCGGTACATCAGCGAATAGTCCACCTGCTTGCGGTAGTTCCTTTGCCACGTCTTCATGTTGTAGTAGAACTTCTCGCCAAGGCTCAGATCTCCGTCGGTGTATTTCGTCTTGTGTAACTGAGGAGCCTTTCTTATTACCTTGTAGCTGTGTCGCCATTTGGTAGGTTCATTCTCATAAGAGCCTTTGTAGGTGGTGATATATACAAGTCCTGCGTATGGTGGCACCTCATCTGACTCAAGCAACCCCTCGGGCACGGCATAGTAGAAGTAGTTCGGCATACGCTCGCCGACGGATTTCTTCATGCGCTTTGCCTGTTCCGCCGTAATCTGCGGATAACGTTTGCGCTTCTCTTTTAGCAGATTGTCGAATAAGCCAACCTCTCGCGCCTTGGTGTTTTCGTCGGGCAGTGCCGAGTTCAGCAGTACGTGCTTCTCGACCTTATGCTTGAAGTCGTTCTTGTAGTCCGAGCGGCTTATCTTGATCTCAAACTCGTAGATGTAGCCAGCCTTCGTCCAAAGTAACTTGTCGCTTTCCCAGCCGAACACAAACAGCCCATCAACGCTGTACTTCGGCGATGCTATGAAACCGCCCAATACTCGTTGTATTTTCTGCTCAGTAAGTGTATTGTCTATCTGCATACTCATAGTGCCACAGTCTTCTCGTTTTTTAGGATTTCAACACTAAGGAACGATAGAAGTGCCACACAAAACCGCCTATCAGCACTGTTCCGATGTATTTCATAGGTGGCAAGTCGTCCATACGATAGCCTGTACCGACGCAATAGATGTCGAGTTTTACAATCGGCAGTTCGCTATCGCATTCATACCAAATGCACGGACATCCATCCTGCTTGTCTATGTGCAAGATTTTATAGTTCTGAGGCAACTCGATTGTCTGAAAGTCGCAGATGTCGAGTTTCGTCTTGAATATTGTATTCATAGTATTCTTTATCCTTTGTTACTTTGTCCCATGTCATTCACGCTGTGCGGCCACTGCGAAAGAAACTCCCTTGCCGTCATGCCGCATACTGGCTGTGGGTCTTTCTTTGATTGTTCCAGGAACTCGACGAAAGAGTTTTTCCAATACACAGTTGCCTTGCCTTCGGTCTTTTTCATTACGAAACGGATGAACTGCAGGCACTCGTCCATATTATAGGGCGGAAACTCATAGTTGTCGAACTTGAAGCCGTTCTTGCACACCTTTGTGTTCTTAGTCATCAGCCCTATCTTAAAGTGCGTGCAACCACACTTCAGTGCCTGGTCTATCATCATAAGTGAGGCATCAAAGCTCACCACTGGCTCTATGCTTGCCCAGACAGGGAAACCGTCTTTGTGCACTACCTTCATCGCCCCCAGCCTTTCCTTGTTAGAAGGGGCACAAGGCTCGAGCTCGTCGTGACCTGTGAGAGTCCAGCCGATGTTTGCATACTTTTGGTTCCCGCGCAATCTGAGGGAACCATAAAACCACTCACCCCATATATCCGCAGTCTTAGTGAGCATAGTTACTGGTATTATTCTTTCGACACATTCGTAAGCAATCCTCATACACAGTCTGCGTGTCTCAGTCAGGCAAGGGTCTGAGGTAAATGTCATAAACACTCCTCCGTCCTTTATTATCTGCTCCCTGTTCTCTATAATCTCTGCCATAGCAAGGTGGAAGGCATGTTCCTCGCTGACTACGCCCTTCTTCAACACTGGTGCATCCTGCCCGAGATATTTGCCTGACGGACCGCCCTTGAGATAGCAGTATGCACACTTATGGCTACACCCTATATACGGGTTAACGCTCCATTTGCCGTATTCCTCGGCATTACCTTTCGGTTTTGATAGTATCTTCATACTCTCCAATTACTTTACAATTACTTTCCAATTTACCTTAGTTACTTAGTCACCTTGCCCCTCGTTCCTCACTCCTGCCGCGCGATGATAGCCGCTCCGCTCGTGTGGCCTTACCCAGACCTCGCAAAGGTGCTTGTTCTTGCCACTGCCACACCAACGGTGGGAGAGGTAGCCTCGCACAGGGATTTCGCGATTGACGGTGATGTCGGTGTACCAGTTGGCATCACGTATCACTACGTCTTTGTCGTTGGTGGCGTTGACGGGCTTTCCTTCGTCTAAATCAGTCTCACATCTCTCACCAGCACCCTCATCAACGAGGTTGTTGACTGTGCGCTCCATATCGCGCTCCATGGCAAGGAATGACACCACCATGTTGCGCAGGTGAACATACAGCATAGCAGGGTCGGTGCCTGACTCCTGCAAAGAGTGGCACATGTAATAGTCCACTCTTGGATTGTTAAGTATCTCTTGTCGCGAATAGTTCTCATAGAACAGCAACCGCCCCTCGCGTATATATACTATTATTACGTTTAGCATAGCCTGGCGGTTGATAGCATAGAGCACGGTGTCTTCATGTCCCTGATTAGGAAACACTATCACACCGTCAGAACGGGTGCCCTCTGCCACCACGTCGTTGATTGTCATTCCCTTGTAGTATTTTGCGGCGCGGCTACGCAGTTCCTCGAAGTATGACTCGCTGAGCAGGTAGGTCAGTGCATGAGAGCGGTTGAGCATCCTTACAACCCTTGCTATGTTGCCCATCAGGCGGAAGCGCAGGTGCGGCAGTATGTCGGTGCCTATCACGGGCCAGTCCATTGTCAGCATCTCTGCCTTACCTCTGAGGAAGGGTAGGTGTGGGCAGCGTGTCTCTAAGTCCGTCATGTCGAGTGCTGGCATAGACTCCTCCTCGCCGTCGTGGGCAGGTGTGGGTGGTTCCTCACCGTTCTCTAACCTTCGCAGTTCCTCTTGTGCTTTGCTAAGGTCACCTTCCAGCACGCTCAGCGCACCCTCTGCCGTCTCTAATGCGGTTTCTGTTGTGCTCAGGTCATTCAGTAGCAGTGGGTCGCTATAACCCTTGCCCTCCGTCAGTTGCTCCCTCTCTATGCGCTCCTTCTCTATGGTGTCGGCAATGAGTGCGTCAGCCTTGTCAAGGTCGTCACCATACTTGTCGGCAAGAGCTCGCATAAACCTTTCCTCTACCTTAGAGGCTTCTTTCAGTACCACGTGCTCGGGCCAGATGCCCTCAAAAGTGCCGTCAGGGTTCTCGTCAATTATGGAGGTGATATTGTCTTCTCTGTCGGGGTAGTCGTACATATCTATGGCGAGGTAGTAGTGGTTTTCGTCCTTCACCAGTGCCACGCCGTCCATTTCCTCCTGCTTTGATGTCTTAGGCACATGGAAATGCACTACGTCCATCTTCTCCGGACGGATGCCGTTAAAGTGCAAATCCTTCTGCCTTACGCCAGTGCTCATTGTCGATGCTGCATACTTCTTCCTCACTGCCTGTTTCCTCTGCAGGTATTCCAGTCGCACGGCAGCCTGCTTGCGCTCTTTCATTTCCGCTCTCTTCGTCTCTACGTCGTGGGTCAGTCTTTCTACCTCCTCACGTGTGCACTCTATCTGTTCCTTCAGGTCGGCGACTTTCTTCTGTGCTGTACTGATAATCATCTCCCTGTTGTATTGTCGCATTTCTTCTTCCTTCTTTATACGCAGTGCGGCACGCTCCTCCTTGCTCACCTTGTCAGGGCGAATCTTATCATTCAGGGTTGCCAGGTCTATCCTGCCCACCGCTTTCAGTTTTTGTTTCAGATTAGTCATTATGCTCATTAAATATTATTCTTTATACATTGTCTGTCCGTTGTCTCTCAACCCTACCATACCTCTACCTCTCCGTCGGCTATCTTCTGCATAGTGCGGAAGATGTCTGACACCTGCGAACAGTGGTCTTTTACATAATTACTATACGTGCCGTCCATATTTTCACAGCATGAAGCAAAGCCGTTGTGGTAGTACCTGGGGCAGTTATACACCAGTGCGTCAGTCAGCAACTGGCGTGTTATTCTCGTGCGTTTCGGTTTTTGCTGTTGCCATAGGTCCGTTGTGGTTGTTTGGTTATTTGTTGTAAGGTACTTCTGCCAACAGGCGTGTCCTCACCTTGCGCATCAGCCACATCATTGAGCCTGTCAATTCCGTAACCTGCGACGTGGTCGCATCTATTCGCTCTATCATACGCTCCAGAGCGAGGGCGTAGACTTTCTCTGCGTTGCTTAAGGACGTTCCGTACCTCTTGATGTGGCGGTTCACAAGCATGCTC